AAGTAATTTTTTTATTTTTTTATCTTTTATGCTGTGGGTATTCTAGTGAGGCAGACACTAACGAACATATTGGAGAAAAAAACATGAACACTGAGGCTATTTTACAACTTTGCGTGGATAGAGCTACGAATCTCTATCTCTTGCACGTCATGGGTATCCGTCTTGAGGCTATTCAAGGAGCAAATAGACAGAGAATTGTGGAAACAGAAAGCTCTAAGCTCTTTGCCAAGCTTTGTGCAAGCATACACCACCAAGGTGAAGAAGGTTTTGTGTTGATGGACGATCTTTTCAGATTGTGTGTTTGTCCTACTTTCAACACTTATGAAGATGTCAGAGAATACAACACACTAGCGTCTGACAAAGAAAAGAAAGAGCTTATTTCTTCACGAAATATTTTAGAGCGTAGAAATAAGCAGGTTAAATTCCTAGAGCAGTTGCACCGTACTGTTCGAGGTTACTTTAATTCTTACTTCAATAAGGCGATTGGGACTATAATTAAGCAAGACATCACTCAAATCCAAGGTGTCCCCTCAGACGAGTATTTCGTAGGTAAGATTTTAGAGTTAGTTTCTGTCGGCAAGAGAGATGAGATTTTAGAGATTAGTTATGCTCAAGAATTTCTCCGAGAGCTTCCAGAGCTTCAGGGTGCATTAAAATCAGACCTTCTTAAGAAATTACGTTTTAAAGGTAGGTCTACCCTCTATGCAAAAACATATGTCTTCTACAACAATAGAAGAATGAGAGGAACTCAATTCCAAGGCATCAAAGGTCTTAGAATGAGAATCCTCAAAGATGCCAAATACTTTAATAATCAGATTAAGATGTATGCACAGGCAGAGCTTTCTAAGTATGTAGATCGTAGCTTCATCGGTGAGAACATGGAGCGAGAGATCACAGATGCCAACGAAGACCAACAGCTTTATAAGAGCGTGTTGAAGAAAACAGACGGCATTTTTGACTTGATTGAAGGCAGAGAAGAGTCTGTAGAGAGATACAAAGAGGTCAAGAGAAATAAAGCTGACCTTGCGAAGACAGACATCACTAGAGAGACTACCCTTGAAGAGCGTAAAGAAATATTAGACGCTCGCTCAGACTTTATAGAAGCCGTTGTTTCTGCGGTAAAGCATAAAGACGTTGCGAAAACTGACTTGCAGTTTATTTCAAGACAGCTTTTGAGAGATACTGCTTCTTCTTTGGGTGGGATCACAGATAGTGATCGAAGAGCATTTCAAGAGTATGTAGGCTTCCTCCAAGACAAAGACACCATGATGGACGTTGTTGGAGACGCAGATGAACTAGAAGAACTACAGGGCATCTTGGAGAACATCTTAGTTCAAAATCCAGACTCAACTCAGATTATTTCTGACTTCATTGGTGCTATTTCTAAAGTTAATAAAGCTACCAAGAAAGCGATGGCTGAGGTTGGGGAGCATCTTGAGATCATTAATAAGGTGATTGAGCAATCTTCGGATCAGTTTAGTCCTTCAGAGTTTGATAGCGTTAGAGAACTCTTATATCAGAGAAGACTGAACAAAGGTGATCTTTCTACTCCAGAAATACTCGATTTGTCTGAATCTGACCGTAGGGCTTATCTTTCAGGTTTAGCGACAGGCTATGCCAACGATTTCGTTAAGAATGAGGAAGATGTAGAGCGGTTTGTTATGGGTCGTCTCGGCAATGTCGAGAAGTTAGACGAGTGGAGGAGGCTCTATAAGTCTTCAGACCCTTCGGAGAAAGCGAAAGCAGAAGAAATGCTTTCAGATTTTAGGGGGAGATTAGAGGCTGATCTTCGACCTCAAAGAAGAAGAGGGAGACAGAACAAGTCACGCCAAGATGTTCGTCTCAGTGCCTCACAGACTCTTCTTGCACCTACAAACTCTTGGGTTTCTTCAAGAGAGAAGGACAAGAGCAGTAAATTCCCATACGCCTCAGCGACAGTTCCTCCACTCGATGTACTCAAAGAAGCCATCTCAGAGGTTCGTACTGATTTGTCATCAAGAGAAGTTACAAAGTTAGCGAAGGAAGTCCTCAGCGAGAATGAGAGCGTGTTTTTGATTGGTGGTCTTATTTCTGACTCTGACGGTAAGAAAAAGATTAAGACCGCTCTCGACAGCATGAAGATCATAGACCGTGACTCTTGGTTTAAAAAGAGAGACGCACTCTTAAAGAAGATCAAGATGGACGCAGTGAAAGAAATGGCGTTGTTGCGTTCTATAGAGGACTTGTTGAATACAGACGCTGAGAATATCTTAACTACAGAAGGCGTGGCAACAGAGCAAGACCTCTCAGACATGAGAGTCCTTACAGTTGAGAGAAATATTGATGCTTACACAGGAAGCGTACCTAAGAGTGAGCTAGTGAAAGCAAAAGAAGAAGCGTTCCGCCAACGTGCGGTTGCGTATTCAGCTTCTGACTTTGATCGTGATCTTTTTGAGTATGACAATGACCCTAAGAACAACTACGAGTCTGCCAAGAAAGCTTGGAAAGACGAAGTTGAAGATAAGCTCAAAGACGCACTTAAAATCTTGAAGGCTATGGGCGTTCAAGTTGACGGTGACGAGCTTGAGTTGATGGTAGACAACAAAGAAGTTCCACCTCAATCTGAAACTAGCTTAGACGATCAGAAATATGCTGTAGCTCAAAGAAAGCTGTCTGCAATTTATGTCGCTTTGCAAAACTTAGATATAGACAGCGGAACTGACCGACTCGTACAAGAGTACAAGAGTGCCGCTAGTGCTAGAAGAACATTTGTGGATGGTCTTAAAGCTAAGTACAAAGAGAGCAGTGCATCTGAAGAAATAGAGCAAGAGCTTTCAGATAAAGAGATGGAGACTCGAAAAGAGCTTTCTCAGGGGATACAGCAAGCTCTTGAGAATCTACTAGAGAGCCGAGACAAGAACGAGTTTACAGGTGCTCGAAAGCGTAAGATGCAAAGAGCACAGGCAATTCGTAGTAAGATATATGAAGACCTCAACGCAAAAGTCACCGAAGCGGAGCGTAACCTTGGCTTTAAGAATGTCAACGATGTTCTCAGAAGTGCTAAGGTTATGGATATGTCTCTAGCTTCTTTGAACAGTTTGCTTGATCTTTCAGAGTGTCTGCCTACAGCACCAGACCCTAAAGCGAATAAGATACTGATGAAGATGTATTTTAAAGCAGTAGATCAGGGTCTAAGCATTTTTGCAGACTTTAGCACAGGCGTCTATCAGTCAAGTGACTTGAAGTTCCCTAATGATTTCTTAAACGCTCAAATTGGTATTGATCTTATCAAGAGCTTCAGAAGAGGTTTGCGTTCTAAGTATAGTCCTAGAATGGCAGACCATATGGATTTCTTTGGTATAGACAACAAAGACAATACTATGGTTATGCCCGACAATACTTTCGGTGTCGATGCACTCGACAATGTGCTTCGAGTGAATAAGAGTATTGATGGGAGCATTGGTTCTATTCCAGAGTCTTTCTTTACAGGTGCTTATGCTCCTATTTTGGAGATCGTTCAGTTCTCACAAGATCGAGTCAATGTCGCAATAAAAGGTGACAAAATGACTTACACTAATGAGGACGGGGTAAAGCTAACCCACTCTATTTCTCAAATTCAGAACGACATGAAGGCTCTTATGGTAGAGCGACTTGCTTCAGACTTTGGTATTTCTTCGGCAGACGCCACTACGATTATTGATGGTTTCCAAAACGTGATCGAGAAAGAAGACCAAGGGATCAGAATTGCACGATCTCGTCTTATGCTAGAGTGGTTTAGATCAGCAGTCATGGACTTGGCTTATCTTTCCTCTGTTTGGGCTTTAGAGTCTATTACAGGCGATCTTGCAGACCCTGATATTTCTGATGAGTGCCTTGACTTCATGGATAGTCTTGCCACAGATGCAGATAAGCGAAAGACGGCAAAGAAAGTACAAAAAGCTCTCGGAAACTGAGTTTTTAATATTTAGTTTATTCTCCTAGAATGTTGTGAGAGAAGATTTAACAACATTCTAGGAGAATAAACATGAGCGAAGATGCTTTGTTAGCACACGCTTGTCCTCACCATATAAGGTATGAGAGGGCAACAATTATGGGTGGTAGAGAAATAACCACCCAATCTCCTATTTCTTCTACTAATCTTCTCGTTTTAAGATTTAATGGGGAAGAAATACCGAAAGAAGGTTTAGTGCTGGCATCTGAGACTGTGTTCCCTTCTTCAGCTCCTTATCGTTTTACCTCAAGCACAAATACGCTCTTAGTATTATCTGACGGCAAAGAAAGAAATATACAGTTCCCAACAGACCTCCTATTTACTCAGAAAGAGATGGTTTCTTTCTTAAACAAAGAGCTTGCCTTTCCCGTGTATGCCGAACCTTACGAGTCTTCTGTAAAACTGACCAACCAAAAGAATAGTGAGAGCTTATCTCTTAAAGGCACAGCTTTGACAAAACTAGGGTATGCTTCTACTAAGGTTTTCGTAAGAAATAAGAAGCAGATAGGAGAGTGGGGTTTACAGAAGCGTTTTGGAGGCGGATACAAGATATTCTTCAAGAAAGAAGAGAGTTTTGACGGGATTGTGGATGTTTCTTACATCACAGAAAAGAATTTTTGCAGAAGGTGTGCAACTACAGGAGTTGAGAACGACTTCAGATTTGATGAGAGAGGTGGGATAAAGACGATTGCAGACCACAACCTACTTTATCAGTCTCTTTCTAAAGTTCTTCTTACAGAGATTACCTCAAACCCATACCATAATTGGTATGGCTCTAACGCTATGACTTTAATTGGTCGTAAAGTTAGTGCTTCTGTAGTTCAGTCCCTTCGTGCGTCTGTTCGTGATGCTCTTACTACTTTTAAGAATGTCCAAGATCAGCAAGCCTCTATTCAAGATATGTCTTTGAAAGAAAGATTGCGTAGGGTGGTAAATATAGATGTTTCTACAATTGGAGAAGATGAAACCTCTTATTTGGTTTCTATTGTGGCAGAGAGTATGTCTAGTGAACAAGTAAGCATCAACCTTGTATTTGCTGTTCCTGGTTCGTTTTCATTAGATGGAGATTTGACATGATTAAGATTATTAAGCCCGATGGGAATACCGTAGAAACACCTGTCCACTATAGTACAAGCCAACAAACAGTTTATATACGGGGTCTAGTGCCGGTAGAGACTACTCGTATAGAAATAGAATATGCGAATACGAATTTTTCTTCTCCCGAAGACGTATATATAAACAACGGACAGTTTACTTTCCCTAATCCAAATGTTTTTTCAGAAGGCATTGATCTTTCTACAGGTCAAAATAACTTTAAGATTACTGCGTTCAATAGCAATATTTCGTATGGGAAGTTAGAGCTGAATGTTATTTTCTCCTCTGACGTTGTAGGTTTATCAACTCCTCCTAGTGGGTTAAAAGTCAATCGCTCTAACAACTCTGTAGAAATATCTTTCGACCATACAGATGAGAGTGTTTCTTACTATAATATATATGCGAGTAGTGTTTCAGGTGGTGTCCTTAGTAACTATTTTAAAATAAACTTCGAGCCACTTAGTCCTAGCAAATATGGGAAGAGAGAAGAAACCTCTAGTCTGATCAAACAAATCTCTTCAGACATGAGCGTTGAGCCTGTAGACCCTCTTTTCTTAGAATTGTCCGTACAACAAAAAGACGTTTCTGACGTAACTCTCTCTAACAATGTTCTTGATGCGTTTGAAGTGCCTGAGACTGTGAGTCGAGTGCGTATTTCGTCTTCTTTTCAGAGTGTCGCTTTAAAGACCCGTGTTTCTTTTAACCACTTTAGAAATGCAGAGCCAACCTCTATCCCTCCTACCATACCTGTGGGTGTTCTTAGCTCTACTCCTTTAGATAAGCCTCTCTACTATGTGGCGACTTCCGTTAAGGTTATCGGAGGTGTAGAAGTAGAGAGTGCTATTTCTAGTGAAGTTTCGGGGATGCCAATACAAGTGACAAACACCACACTCTCCCTACCTGTTGTAGGTAGAGATCAAATGGCTACGGATATGATTCAGAGTATATTTCTAGCCCAACCTAACATTGCGGTGCAAGCAGGTTCGGTGGTTAGGGATGTAATTATAGACCCCTTCTTGTCAGAAATGGAGCGAGTTCGTTTCCTTTTAGATTTCTGTTATCGTTCTTCTTCTTTTTCGGGGTTGCTCAGTATTGACGACCCACTAAATGAAGGGGCTTCTATTTCGGTAGAAGACAGTCAATATAAGACAGTCTTAACCCAAGCTCTTTTTACAACAGAAGACCAAGTTCAGTATTTCATCGACTCGGCATTTGAAAAGCTTGCCTCTAATTTTGGTGTGAGCAGAAGTATAGGGAAACAAGCTTCTGGTGAAGTAGAGTTCTTTACTACCACAACACCTACTTCTTCTATTTCTATACCGACAGGCACTGTGGTTTCTTCTTCCACTTCGGATTTCATCACCACCCTCTCTGTTGTGATGAACGTAGATCAGCTAAGTCAGTATTACAACCCTACCACTAAGAAATACTCGATCACGGTTCCTGTCCAAGCTTTAGAAGCAGGTCTAAATGGTAATTTGACCTCTGATCAGATAAACCAAGGAGCACCTTTTGGGCTGAAAGTGACGAACTCAGCCCCAACTTTTGGAGGGACAGAGACTGAGACCAACTCAGAGTTAGCTTCAAGAGCTTTAGCTACTTTGTCTTCAGTCGATGTAGGTACGAAGGCCGGTTTAGAGCGTGTTTCAAGAAGTATTGCAGGAGTAGTTAACAGCTTTGTAGTGGACAGCGAAAGTCCTTTCATGCAAAGAGATGAGGGTCTTGGTGGGAAGGTGGACGTGTGGGTAAGAGGCGAGAGTTTAGCCACTGTTTCAGATATTTATGCTCCGAGCTACCAATCTCATTTTGAGAGCAGATTCATTCCTATTTCTACAGGCTATGTTTTCAGAAATATGGAAGCTACTGTAGAGTCTCCTATTTCTCAGATGATAGACCGAGGAAATCTAGGCTTTGGGTTGAGAAACCTAAGTACCTCTACAGTATTTGATCTTACAAACGTGACGGTTTTAGACTACAGGACGATACAGCTCGACAACACCATCCCCCAACCAACCTACAATGTGGCAGACAACATTGTGGGAGATTGGAGATCGAACGTCTCAAGTAAAATCGTTTTAAAGAGACAACCTGTAAGAGAAATCAAAGCGATAAGCTACGCTGAAGGTACAGAAATCTCAGATTTTGTTTTTGTAGATAAAGAGGACGCTCTTAGATTGGGACGCTCTTCAAAGTCTTCTGACCATGTTTTGATCACGAATGACACCACAAGAAATAAGATTATTTCCATTACGGGAGAGCCACATACTGTAGTTGGGTTCTACCCTGAAAGGCTTGGAAATCTTGGAGTCGATCAGCTTTCTATAGTTGTGTCGGATGTTGCAGGGACGACAATATACAAAAGCCCATTTTTGAACGACTCTCCTGACTACACTATTTCAAGAGACTCTAATGACATTACTTACATACAGAGAACTTCAGACAGTGCCATAAAAGATGGTGACGTGGTTCATGTTTCTTACGAGCACTTGGAGAATATTGTTGTTAGTTACGTTACAAATCTAGTCGTATCGAACGCACAAAACAGCATCGACAATAGTAAGAATATCTTTGCCGATATTGTAGTGAAAGAAGCTATCGGTTGTTTTGTTGATATAAAAGCTACCGTAGTTTTAGATCGTGGAGTTCGGTCTACGCTTGTAGATTCAGAAATACGCTATGCTCTGACTTCCTTCATCAATGAATCTTCTCTTGGAGGTTCAATAAGACATTCAGAAGTAGTCACCGTTTTGAATAGCGTAGATGGCGTAAATCATGTGGTGTTGCCTTTAACTCAAATGTCCTTCGCACACGACACCTATATCCTAAGAGAGAGTATTTCTCTTGGGTCTAGTGGCTTCAATCGTGTGCCTTCTCTCTCAAACTCAAGAGTATCTGTGTGGGCAATAGACTCAGAACTTTTAAATAAGACACAAGACTTAGGTGGGGCTAGAGGTCGAGTCTTTATCGAGAAAGAAGAAATGAGGATGTTGGATACTTTGGAGAGGGTGAACTCGCCTTCTTGGGAACATAAAACCTGTACCATCGTAAATGATGTTGGCTTAGGCATAGAGGGTATAAAGACCAACAACAGAATTTTGATTGCTTTAAATATAGGGGAGAGTCCTTCAGAGTATTCTTACTATGTAGACTACAATGTTGAAGGACAAATAGAGACAGTTTCAGAACTCAAGCTAAACAACTTCTCTTTCTTTAGAACAGGTGATCTGAATTTCACATATGAAGAGGTACAGTAATGAAGTTTATCCCTGATCTTCGAGAAGACAAAGACCCTCTAGGGTCGTCGTCTCAAAACAAAAAGAAATTTGTCGATTATATTTCAGAGCAAGTCACTTTAAACTTAGCTAATTCGACTGCTTCTAACTATAACTTCCAAAATTACGGCTCAAATCAGAGGATTATTTTTGAGTCTGTAGCGAAGATCATTGCAGAAATATTTGTAGATATTTCAGACTTTGAAGACGATATTTCTTTTTCTAATTTAAGATCGGAGTTTATAGCCAACAAGCTTCTAAGCTTGGTTTTTGAAGACGAAAACATCCCAAACATAAAAGATTCAGAGAATTTAAGATACCTCTGCCAAGAGGTAGTTCAAAGTCTTCTCTTGGGTTCTACCGAAGAAAGCATACTAAAAGCTTTAGAGAGCACTAAAGATGGTGACTTAATTGAGCTAAGGCAGATCAGTCAGCATGTTATTTCTATATATTCTTCGACCCTTAAATACACAAGCAACCCTTTAGATACGACAACCCCAATGCACCGACATGTTGTGTTCGCTAAGTCGAATGGTGTCGGGGCGACTTCTGCACCTATTGGTAAGAATTGGGGAGAAGAGCTTCACTACCACGAAGTTGTAGATGGGGTGGTGCAACCTTATAACGGGCATACACATGATGTAGAGCTAGGTATTTCTTCCACTTCTCTTGAAGAACAAGAAAATCTGAGAAAGGTGTTGCGTACTACTAAGCCTGCTCACCTAAAGATCGGAGAAGTATCTTCTGTTTTAGCTGAGAGAATTCAGCCTCCTTCAGGTTCGACCGTGAACTTTAAAAAAGAAGGTGGGGTTATTTCTGTAGTTAACCCTGAAAAGGAAGAGGACTTCATCTTCTCGCTTGGGGGTTCTTACCAAGAAAACATGAGAAAGGTAAGGGCAGGTACATGGGAGAATGTCGTCTTTGGATACTATAAAGACCAAAAGATCAGAGTTTCCAATGCCCTTGTCAAACCTCTCGACAATATCTCTGTAGGTGGGAAAATCAGAAAAGTGTCGGAGGTTGTAGAAGTCTCTATTGCAGATGGAGAATATGTTGCAAACCTTTTAAGACATAACAAAACTCTAACTGTGAATGTTTTAAACGGGTTTATTTCTGTAGATGAAACAATAGGAAATAACGAAGTTTTTGTAATAGACGGAGAGTGTTATTTTGCAGAGAAAAGGGCAAAAGGAGTTTCGTACCTTAAAGCTATAGAAATAAGATTAGCTTCTTCTGTAGATGTCGGAGAAGGTCTAAATGAAGTTTCTTTCTTAGATTTAAGCTGGTACTCTCCCACCTCACTTAAATACCGAAAAGCTGTTATCCGAGTTAGAGAACACGGGGGTTTTTTCTACGCAGAGTTGAATGTGCCTCAAAGAAAAACATTTAGAGGACTACCTATTCTTAAAGAAGATTTTATTATAGACCCACAATATGTTCTTTTAGAATACTACCCTTATTTCTTGTCTATAGCAGGTCTTTCTAACAAGATTGTCTTGAAATTTGAGAACACCAACCTAACTGAAGGGCAAGAAATAGAAATACTATGTCCACTAGGTGAAGACGATCTTATCAACTTCACGGAACTTAACTCAGAACAATTCGTTTTAAATGCTTCGAGAAAAACAAGAAGAAGCGAGAAAGCACCTAGCCCGTCAAAGATCGCAACTCAGAGTAAATACAACTCTAGTTCTTCGCCTACAGTCGGATTGTATCCGACTCTTCCAAGACAGCCTTTTAACTTTGAGACATTCAAAGCAGACTCTACTTCTTTAGGTACTTTTGGCTTAAACACATATGATCCGACAGACATTACAAACCCGCAGAGGAACCAACTTCTCGTAGGTTTGAACTCTAAGTATAATTCTTATACGCACTTCACATTGAACACATACAACAAAGTCTCCTCTAATGTTTCTGACATAAAAGACTATGCAAGAAAGACTTTAAGTGTTTTTGGAGGTGTTGTCTCTTTCAACGCTCTAGGCTTCAGACCTGACTTTATCGTTTCGGTTTTAGATTCAGACTTGAGAGAGTATCTATATGAGATCACGCCTAGAGGTTTGAAGGTTTTTGGAGCGGAAGAAGGTCTTGAAGTTACAGTCACTTCGATTTCCACTAACCCGTACAAGAAATCTACTTGGGCAAAAGGAAATGTCCTCAGCGAAGGGCAAGCTCCTTTTGATTTCCCTGAGAAGAGTATTCGAGAAACTACGTCTTTTCCCGAAGACATCATGCGAAATCCACAAGGAAGAGTACTAGATTCTTCAGATTTTGCGGAAGACGAACAAAGACTAGACTTATACCACAAAGAAATAACATCTGAAGGGGTGGTGGCAGAGGAGATTTTCTACGAAGACGATCTGACTCGGCTAGAAATAAAAGGACATCCTTTTATTAGAAACATAAAAGCGATTAAGCCCACAGTTAAAGTAGTTCGCCCCTCTCTGATGACAAACACTTCTAACACTCTTATTGGGATACGGAGTGTTCTAAACAGGCGTGAAGTGCTTGAAAGTGAAGGGCTAAGAATAAAACTAATCCCCAAGGAAGACATTGATCTTCTTTCACGATTCTTTTTCGGTGTGTTCTTAGAAGATCAAGTCAACATCAATGATGCTGACCAAGAAATACCTCTTATTTCTTTCAAAGACCACCAAGATGTCGGTGATGTACTAAACATCAATGATGACGGTGTTTCTTTAGAGTTCAACCTTTCTCTTGAAGACGAAGTTCCTCTAATCCAAGACAATCCTTTAGTGATTGGTGGGAATTTTCTTTTAGGGGAAAACCTCGAAGATGGCGTATCAATCTCAGATTTAGACCCTCTTGACACTTTGTACTTGCTAACACCTTCTGACGAGGATGTGTTGGACACGGTTTTAGTTTCTGATGAGCTTATCGACACTGAGTTTACCTTCACAATTTCTGAAAACCTCGAAGATGGTGTCTCAATCTCAGACATAGAGCCTCTCGGTACGGAGTATTTATACACACCTTCCGACGAGGATGTGTCAGACATAGTATCTAACACAGATGAACCCGTTGAGACGGATTATAGATTCACAACAGATGAGTTCCTCACAGATACTGTAGTTATTTCTGATGTGATGAATGAGAGCGATTTGGTCACTTATCAATTCAACCCCATCTCTGAAACAGATACTGTAGTTATTTCTGATGTGATGAATGAGAGCGATTTGGTTTCTTATCAGTTCAATCCTATCTCAGAAACAGACACTCTAACTATTTCTGATGTGATGAATGAGAGTGATTTAACCTCTTATCAGTTCAACCCTATCTCAGAAACAGACACTCTAACTATTTCTGATGCGATGAATGAGAGTGATTTGGTTTCTTACCAATACAACCCTGTCTCAGAAACAGACGATCTAAATATTTCTGAAGGAGTTGTAAATGCACAACTTCAATTCTTACCAGTTCCTGAATCTACCGTAGATGACGTTGTAAGCCTTCAAGATGATGGTGCTAGTGCTGAATTTAGATATTATTTGCCCGATGCTCTGCAACAAGATGTAGTTTCAGTTACAGACCAAGAAATAGATTTGGATTACGCTCCAACTCTTATTCTTTCAGTCCAAATGGACGAGAGGATGGCAGATTACGATTTTAATATCACAATCTATAGGGTTCCTGAAGAACAAAACCTTAACGGTCCATACTACAAACTTGATTACCCTGAAATTGTGGCTTCGGGACAAACTTCTAACTCTAATCAAACCCCTTCTTTTGAGATAAGAAATCCAACTTGGTCTTCCAATATTGGTAATGACTTCAAGCTCTCTTCTATAGGGGGAGATCAAGTTATAGAGTCTGGTAGTGGTGCGAACGTCTATATTAATGAACAATATTCTAACAATCATGTGATAGATTTGTATGTGGGAAATGACTCTTCAAACCCAATACTACTCAACGAAACTTATTATATGCTTATTACTTCTCAAGGGGAGAATGATTCAGACGCCGCTTTTAATCTCCTACCCATGAACTTCAGAGTTTCCATGCAGATGGTGTTTAAGTCGCCTAGCTCTTTCAACTTAGGTACGAGCGATACTCAAGACAACATGGGTGAGTTGAGAGGTAACTATGTAGAATTGTGGGAGTCTACGACAAACACCACTCAATTTATATTGTCTTCCCTTCCAGGTACTAATCATTTTAATATTCTTACCACAGAAACAAGAGTTTGGAAGTTTGAAACTACACCACACTACGACACAAGAATAAATGGCGTTGCTTCTTCCTTATCTTTCTATAACCCTTACAACACCCATCCTGCAAGATTACCTATGGAGAGAGTTACAAACTTAACTAATGCTCCTATAGACCACACTCAGATTTATCCACCTATTCCAGTAGAAGACACCACACCTAATCAGGGAGGTACGCCTGTCGTATTGTACTTAGGTCTGTTTATTAGTTGGAATTCTAATAGCGACGAATCTATTTCTATTGAAGAAAGAATTGCAACATCAAGTAATTCATACAATGTGCCTTCGTACAGTAGCGAGTTATTCCCCCATGAAATAAATGGCTACACATCTACGGATTTCCCAGATACAGAGTCTTCAGGGACTCGTACAATAACTCTTAAGAATACTCTATCTCCTTTCACAGACCACAATGCACCAATAGAGTTTTGGATTCATTCTCATAAACACTACCACATCACAGTGTCAGACCCCTCTAAGATTTCTATCCACTTAGAGACACGACTTTATTCAGACTCGTACACTGCTTACACCGCTGCTAACCCCCCACCTGTAGTTAACTTCAATACGTTAACTAACAACTCCAATTCTTTCCTATTCTACATCCGACAGGATGGTAAGATATACATTAAGTGATTTTTTAATCTTTTATACTCATTTCATTCCCAAAAGGAGATTGTTATGTTGAAAATCAAAGGCTATGTTAAATGTGTCCTCCGAAATAGAGAAGGAGAGATTGTTCAAATCGAAGAAGGTGAGAACTCTCTCACAGAGATGAGTAACAACATTCTTATGGACTGTCTCTCACCTATGGTTGGAACTAATGCAACCCCTTTTTCAGCTCCTGATAGAGGTGCGATACGACCAACAACCGACAGCAGACAATATACCGACGACTCTGTTTATCCCACAGGCTTTGACTATATGGGTCCTGTAGGCTCTTCGGGGCTGTCGAACATAAATCAGAGTAATCATATTAATATGATTGGTTGGATTGCAGTTGGGACAAACACAGGCAATACGGGACAAGGTGGAGCACACTCCAATGCTAACCAAGATGTAACTGAACCTACATACCAATACACGATGGTTGATTCTTCATTTGACCCCCTTCAAGCAGGGGACGATAGTGCAAACGATGCTAAGTATTGCAGGAAGATCGACTCTTTCGATTATACAGAGGCTAAGAAACTTAAGTTCACGACTACGTTCGGTACGGGTGAAGGTAACATTGAGATTTCAGAAATAGCTCTTTGGACAGCAGGTCAGAACATTGACGCAAATGGTTTTGTAGCTAACACAAACACAGCGTCAAGAAACTACCCCAATTCTACAACAAACATGAGAATGTTTGCTCGCAGAGTCTTAGCTAACACTATTTCTAAGACCAATGACGGTACTTTAGAGGTGTCTTACACGATTACCTTTGGGACTTAAAATGTAATAGTCTTTCTATTCTTTCTTGTTGTTGATTTATGTGTTGGTAAAATAAACTCCAACACATAACCCCGATAAGGAGGACTAGATGAAAAATAAAGACTTTATTTCTGCACCTGCTACAACAGGGCTAGGTTTTGGGTTTAACTTCAGAGAAACGGGTGTCTCTGTATTGGGGGAAGTGAAGGCTACGCTTTCATATGCAGACGGCAGAGAAGAAATAGTCGTAGATAAAAAAAACATCTATACTCTTGATGGTGGTGTTTTAGCGGCGATGCTTTTTAAGGGTGAAGCAGGTGTGGGTGGTCTAAAGAAGTTAGCTGTAGGAAATGGAGCTAACGGAGACGCTAGTTCTCCCGATATTGCTACAGACAGACAAAGACGCTTGAATGTTGAAGTAGAAAGAAAAGACTTCTCCGCTGTAGTTTACCGAAAGCCAGATGGCTCTGTGTCCGACGTTCCGACCAATGTTATTGATTTTACTACTGTTTTCTCAGAGAATGAGGCTAACAGTGGGTTGAATGAAATGGGTCTAGTATCTCCCTCTTCTCCTTCTGTGATTAATGACCAAGACCCTCAAGATCGAGACACAGAAAGAGACTTGAGAGCTTACGATATTCTCGTTAATTACTTGACGTTTCCAGTAATCAATAAGCCACAGGGTTCGGTGCTTGCGATAACTTGGCGTTTGACTTTTTAAGGAGGTGTGTAAATGTCTGTTAAATATTTACCCTCAACGACAAGAAGTTTGCCTGTTTTAGATCGTTCTTGGGACAGTGTGGTATTTCAAGATGGGAAGCCTGTTTTAGATAGCGAACTTAATCTTAGCCAAGACATATCTAAAGGAGTCAAATACAACACTACTGCTTCGGGGGTTGTTTCTGTCTACCCTAGAGAACCTTCAGAGTTTAATTTTGTTTTCGGTGAGACTCCAAACACTTTCTCAATCAAGTCTTTTTCTGCGTATATTTCAGGAGAAGAAATCGTTGTAACAGGCTCAAATTCAACTACTGCTTCTAATGTGATTACTTTGCCTGCCCCTACAGTTAATGGATCACCGCCAGACTCTAAAAGAACAGACTTCGTATTTCTTGAAGTGTGGAAACAATTGGTTTCTCCTAGTTCACCTGCAACTGCGATGTTAAGATTAATGTCTAATAGCATGGGGGACGTTTACTTCGATGGAACCTCAAATGTTGGTGGAGGGTTTGTAACTTTAGCTGTAGGAGTAGATTTTCAAATAGGTGCTACTATCCCTGAAACGGCAAGAAATATTAGAGATGCGATCAATCTACAAAGCACGTCTAATACGCTTGGTTTGCCTATAGAAGCAGAGACAAACGGAACAGAGTTCATTTTTATCACTATTGGTGGAGGTGCTTCTTCTAATAATGTTGTTATCACCACAGCAGGGGACGTTAATGTGAAATCCCCCTCGGGAGGTACGAATGGGCAGGGTATGCCAAACCCTACAAGTCTGTACCCAAATGGCAACACTCAAGCAGACCCGACTCTCTATTTGGCTTCAGATATTCTCGATAGTTTTGTGGCTGAAGAAACCACTAAAAGAGTTCAGATACAATATCGCTTCAGAGTGTTTTCTTTGGATTATAACGGAGAAGGGCAGTCCCACCCCGATGGTATCAACCCAAAGACTCAGTTCTATGGGTTTGATAACATCAATGTCTTAGCTCAAGGGGGTAAGACAGTACCACAAGCTGGCTACTATTTCTCCAAGGCAAATGGGACAGACATTGTTAGAGCAGATGGGGAGACAAACTCTTATCCTTTTGTTGACTCCGGTCTATTTTATTGTGGAGATGGGACTGAAGAAAGCTCCACTGCTTTAGGTACTGTAGATGGTTATGTCTACGCTATTCCTATTTGTTATGTGTTCCGAAGAACTCAAGGTGCTTTTGATCCTGAGCACTATGCGAACAACGCTTTGTTGTCTACCCATACTGGTACTTCTAACAATGCTTTAATTTCAGACACGATTATTTCAGTTGGTGCAGGTATTTCAGATAGACCTGATGGTCAGTTTAGTGACCTTATCTATCCTCAAGATATTTTAGATTTGAGGACTACGGTATTCCCACATGGTTTTGACTATGCTTCAGAGTTAGTGAGGCAGTTTCAACTTCTTTTAGACAACAGGAACGAGACTTGGGCTATAGATTCCTCTGATTTCAGACCGCTCGCCAATGCAAGTGGGGGTATTTCTACAAAACCCATCGTGTGTGAAGAAATAGGAAGGTCTGTTGCGAATGGGGGCGTAGGAAATACGACTCAAAGAGGCACATACATAAGAGACTTCGACCATATTTCTAGGAGATTTAGTAACACTCCTTCTTTAGAGCGTGTTATTTTTGAGATTAAGTATGATGTGTCTCAAAATTACAGTGGGGTTCTATCTGTAACTAAGAACGGTGTAAATGGTTGGTATGATGGTGATGTTATTTCTTTCGATCTAACTTCGTTAGAAGCCAGCTCAAAGTTCAGATATTGGGACGCACCTTCAAGACCAGGTTTGAGCTTTGCAGACTGTGCTCCTACAGGGACATATATTATAGATGTTTTGGAGTGTTGGCACGACGATGGAAACAGTGCTTCAGAAATAGACACTAGCGTCCAAATAAAAAGAGTCTCAGGGTTAGGTACTGACAGTATTTCTATTATTTTAGACAGAAATAACACTGCCATAAACTTAGGGACTACAGGCACTCAGATTGTTGGAAATACGAATGACGGTGATCTAGGTTCAGATCGAAGCCTTTTCGTCACACTTCTTGTGGAGTACCCTGCTAAACAAGGGACTTCTGCGACACCTTTAAGTGAAGCAATCCAAGGAGACACAACAGTCTACCCTACAGGACCGGTATTGGAATATAGGAGAGACCAAAAGCAAATAGACGCATTTCATGTAGATCGTCCTCCTGAGATTTTCTATAGAGAAGGAAGTCGTGAGGTTGGAGTTGAGCTAGTGGGGGAGCTTATTACTTCAGAGTTTATTTCTGAAAGTGTATTTGGAGTTCGTCTTCCTTGGAGAGTACACTTTTCAAATGGTTTTGAACCTACCGTGACTCGCCTCAGTGATAACTTTGTGATCCCCTTAGATTTAAACTCCTCTAAGTTTGGTTCTAGTGACACATACTTAAAGTTTTTGACCCCAATCGCACAAACTGCGTTAGTTGAGGTGGCTTCTTATCCTAGAATGCCTGTTTCTAACTACGGGGCTAGTGGTTATCAGATCGCTTGCTACTACCGCTCCGTTTCACCTCAGACCTGTGGGTCAAAAGCCACACCTACCAATGCTGATCTTAGTTTAGAAATACAACCAATCATTATTTCAGATAAAGTATGGTCGATCACTAAAGGTGCATCTTCTACAGAAGATGCGTACCCCTTTTTAGCTCCTTTTGAGCAGATCGGTGTAAATCCTGACTTGGTATTTTCAGAAGCGGATTTGCTTGGGAGCTGTTTTATTTCTTTAGAAGACTTCGATGTTAACACAGGACTCTTAAATCAGAATGCACTCGTCCCTATGGATCAAACAGACGTGTTTTTGTTTGAGGGCGTTCAAATGGATATGGGTAAGAGAGTGGTGTATCGGAGAGTACAATCAAACTCTTACATGCCGAGCACTTACGCTAGAAAGCTTGGCGATAATATTAGGCACAAGAATGCTACTTGTTTATTGGGGTTGGTGAAAGCATCTTCTAGTGGTCACTTCAATAGAGGAGAAGTAGTTCTAGTCGTTATTTCAAGAGTATCTGAGGCTCTTGATACAGGTATCTCTGACCCTTCTCGTTCTAACTATGTCGCACTTTTAGACAGTGACGATGACACTGTGGCTTGTGTGTATAGAACGCAAGGAAGAGTATTAAATAAGCAAAGAAAAATATCAACGATTGATGTGCAGTCGTAAGGAGTAGTCCAAGATGCCTAGTAAGAATAATCCAAAATCGGTTATAAAAATAGGAGAAGGTAGTTCCGTCTGCCAAGATGGTTCTAAAGGTAATCTTTCTACTCAAGTCCAAATGGCTCAAGACGCCTATGATGCGGAGCAGATTTCTGCTGAAAACCCTTTTGAGACATATCTCGGAGATGAAGTACAGTCACACCTAGACGATCTAGCTTCACAAGTAAAAGTGAAGCCTCCATACCTTGGAGAAGGTGCTAAGAGTTATAGCTATGGTGGTAATACAAAAACTATCTCAGGGACTCCCGATTGGGGGGTTCTAAAGCAAGCCGACAACACAGTATGGGATAGAAACAGTACGGTAACGGTTGGCTTTCTTCCTTTAGATAGCACTTATTTTAGAAATACAAATGTTGAAACCTTATTATATTCTTACAATAAGCCCACGCCAAATGGTTCAGAAGGTGCTGACCCAAGTACGGATTTGACCTTTAACTATGATCACACAAAGTTACTAGGGGGCGGAGAAGGTGCTTCTTTCCTAGCTTCAGCGAGAGAGCAAGTAAACGAGCCTTTCAGACATTGTAGAGTAACTTATCAGGGGGCTTCTTCAACCACTTCCGAAGGTTTTACTATTTCAGGTTTCTTATTTCCTGCGGATAGGGGGACTGTCGCTCTTTTATATTGGGCTACAGGTGTGCCTAATTTCTCTTATACTACAGCCACTTCAGTTTCAGAAATATCTCAAAGGGTTATTTCTGCAATCAACTTAGGGGAAGGACGACTAAACAAAGAAAGTTCGCCTTCGATCTTCAATGAAGGTACAGATCAGTTTGTTTTTCCTAGCAAGCTCACAGGTCAGTATGACTTAAGAGAAATGCAAACAGGGCTTATTAGAAATGATTTGGCAGATGCAGGTCTTCCTGTTTCTTTTACAGATTTTGTTGCAGACCCTAATTTAGGATCAGTGCGTCTGTTAAAAGAGCCGGGTGCTTGTTTCTTTGGTGTAGGACAGCCTACAGTAGACCCTAGAGGAAATATTCCTGTTCTTTTTGGTGCTTATTCTTGGGATGAGAAAGTAGCCTCTGATTGGGTAGAAAACGACACGAACTTTTTGGCGTATCGTCTACCTGCGTTACAAGATTACTCTCCTTCTGGCTTAAAAACTCCAAATGAGCACCGAGAGCGTTTCTTTCAAGTAATACAACCTGCTTCTGTTTCTTCAGACTTTGATACAGCGGGTGACTATGTGACTTTCGGAGACGACTATTACACTTACCAAGTAGCCCGATACAGACATGTCGTTTCTTACGAAGAGTTAGACCTTACAGCAACCTCGAAAGGTTCTTTTGCTCTAGTGCATTTCAAAAAAGAGGATACTTTTGAGAGACTTGTGCGAGATGGTATTTCTCCTTCAGAAGATGATCTTTATTCTGTCAGCTTTTTCAACCTTCTTGAAGGTGAAGACGTGGCTAATATCGTTTCAGACGGAGAAGACTATAATGAGTATGGGATTCCAGTACTCGCACCTAAGAATAAAGATGCCTCTTCTAACACAATTTTAAAACCTAACGTGTTCGTCAGAAGCAGAAGCAGTGCTGACAAGCTACAAGGCTCAACATCAAGAACACACATTACGCACAAGAATGAAGATGCTGATTCTAGTGCAGACTTGAGATTTAAAGTTGGAGATGCGTATTTCACCACTATTTCTGGTGTCAAATATATTCTGCCAACTAGAGACAAATCCAAGAAAAGCTCGGATGTTGTATTTCTTTCAGAGTCTTATAATAAGATACTGAACAAAGTTTCTTTGGTAGGAGACGTACACCTTTCTGATTTTTCTATCCCAAGGTATTTCTCTAGCAAAACAAGTGCTTCAAAGAAATATAACGAGCCTTCATCTCCGTTCGTTTTAAATTTTTCGGCATATTCTTCAGACTCTAACTTGTTTGTAGAAGAGCCTAGTCTCAAAGAAATCTCTACAGGTAAACAGCTCGTCACTTTGGGGTGGGACGATATTAAGGCGGATATGAGTGCCTACAACCCCACGGTTGCAGGGACTTATTTTGATGTAAATGTGATACCTCAAGGAGATACGGGTCTCTGTACTTTTACAACCCAAGGAAATATCTCTGTGATGTATAAGAGTCCTCTATACCATTATGATGGTTTGGGGTATGCAGATGTCTTACAGCCCTCATATACCCCTAGTAATCTAAATGATGGACATCAGACCTCTAATTTCTTATATCACTCTTCAAGACTCGTCTCTTTAATTCAAAACGCAAATACAAGTCTGTTTTATTTCCACTTCTCTTATCTTGCAGGAGCTAGAAATGCAGACCAAGCTTTTGCGATCTTCAGGTATGACCCTGAAGGTTTCAGAGTTTATATTAGTTTAGACCTGACAGACGACAGAATAGAACTCTGCTCGGGTGAAAACAAAATAGGAGGTGGGGGTGCTTTTCCTTCGTACCCTATATATCGGCCTAAAATAAATACAGAAGCACCTCAGAGAAACGCCTTTGGAAGCGAAGACGCAACTGCACTTTTAGTAGGTGGGGAGACGTATTATGTTGAAGCACAGTCTGGTTTCGCTGCTAATCTTTTCGACTATTCTGTAGTGGGAACCTCCTATGATGTAGATTACGCTACAGATGTAGCTACTAACTTCTCAGGAGCCTATGGGAACTCTGCTGAGTTTAATAACAGGTCAGCAGGGTATGGTATCAGTGCGATTCTTACTACAGAAAGCGGAAGTGCATCCATCGACCCCAACATAATACTTGATACTAGGTCAAAACTGCATCATGGGTACGATTTACATGAAGTCTCTAAGGATGTAGACCCTAGTCTCCCTACTTATGGGAATTTTACACAGAACCAAAGAGGCATTATTTCTGCCATGTCTCTAGGCACATCTCCCGTACTTTCAAATATGTTGATTTTCCCCAATGACGTAGCTCCTCTGACGACTTTATTTACCCCAAGAAAAGACACACAAGAAAGATTTCTTGACGAATCTTACAGGTTGAGCGTCTTGTTTGAAGGTATTGAAGACCAACAAAATATTCAAGGTCCGGGACTTCCTCAAGGTTCAAGGGTGAACCTCTTAAGAGTAAGAGATGATGTGTTTGCTACATCAGTCCACGGAGGTGCAGGCTATTTAAGGAACTCACACCATTGGGACTGGTGTGTATTCACAAATAATTCACCTTTCTATGATGGTAATGGGAATCTATATAACAAAGAAGGTGAAGCACAAGTATCGGGCTTACCTTCTTTAGCTTTGGCTCCATTAAATGGAGGAGAATACGGGGTTCCCCGTAGAGGTTTATTAAGACTTCCAATACTTAATTACCAAGTAGATACTTATTTCCCCAACGAGACTTATGATCCAAGCTGGACTACTGGTGCTATGGGAGAAGTTGGATTGTATTACAGACAGCCAGACTACAATCACGGGGTAGGAGGCACATATTACAATAGGGAATTTTCTTACAGCAGAGCTTTTGACGTAGAGTTTAGTCGTAGTGGTACTGTTGAAAATATGAAAGGGACTTCTCGCTTTCAAATGAGAGTCCTTGGCTTAAGTTTTTCAGATTTCGCATTCAAATCAGACCGTGGAGTTTCAATCTATGTGAAAATTCCAGGCTTGACTGCATGGCTGGATGTTGGAAGGGCAAATAATCAGGGCGTAAGTAAACAGCATATTTCCAAAGATGGCTCAGGGTGTCTTATTTCTGAGAGAGAAGGTTTCACTGTTAAAGAGAATGTCTACTTTACTGATCTTACTTTGGAGTTAGGGCCTTTAGCCACCTTTGCAAAGAATTCTACGGGCGAGTGTCCTGTTCTTGTGAAAGTTTCTTTCAAGGGCTTGGGGATGGAAGGTTACGATAATAGTATGAAGTTGGATTTTGAACCTGGAGTTAACCCTCCTGCTATGTCTACAGAGTATTATCCTGTAGTTCTAAGGAGAGGTTTGGTAGGCTTAGAAATACTAAGAATGTCAAATGGTAAAAACTACGATGAGGATGAAGTAGTTTACGTTTGATTGTTCTTTAATACTCTCAGAGTATCACAACATTGTAGGTGTAAAATATTTAAAGCGAGGTTCTAAACATGGCTTCTGATTTAGATCGTTTGAAGAAGGCTTCTCTAAACACACAGGCTACGAATAACACGGAGTCAGAGCATTACTCAAGAAATAGGACGGTTCGTTCAGAAGAAATCAAATCCGGATTGTCTAGGTTTGAAGGTTCTTGGGCGAGCGATTTTTCTTTTGGAGTCAGCAATAAAAAAGACACACATCCTCTCCCTAGTATAAAGACAGGTCTAGGTCTGCAAGGTTATGGGGATATAGATTTTATCCCATATGTGGAAAACACAAATAGAATAGGACTGGAGGGAGAAGCGACATTAGGCTCTCCTATTTCTTTTGAAGTGATAGGGCCTACTCTTAAGTCCCCTCTTGTGGATTGGACTTGGCAGATCGCAAGATACTCAGATGGTGAGTATTTAATCCTTTGGGATGCAGGTAGTGGCACAATCCCTAGTCTCTATGGGATTAATGATAATAGTAATCTAGCATACCCCTACTCTAACATCTCAGACGATGAAGGTCTTTATGTTATTCTCCGCAGTTTCGGTAGAGACCTTGATTATTTGGATGGTGATCGTGAAAGAACCCCCTATCACATTTTTAAAGTAGCTGAAAATGGTGTATTGGACTATAGCGTAAAAATATCTAGCGACACTCCTATTTCTGACGTTTTAGATTATTCGACGGATAACACAATAGCGGGGGTTACTTTTGTACGAAAAGTAGCTTCACGCATGTTCTGTGTCCCTTCAAGTAATCGCCAGACTTTCTTTGTCATGCCACCTGAAAAATCGCTTTCATTAGACATTGAGCCACCTTTCGAGGCGTGGCTTGATGGTTCTTTTGACGGTCTTGGCAAGTCAGGTAGTGTAGAAACCTACGGAAATAGATCAAATCTTCCTGTACTAAGCCCCTTACAATATGAAGGTGTAGAAATATTTAATGGGATCATCCTTAATGTTTCAACTCCTGCTGTCTCTACTTTTAAGATTTATGTAGACGATGAATTTTCAAAAGGGTCAAATATTTTAGACGGAAAAACGGGACTAGAAACTCAGCAACTCTTAGGGACTCTATTTAAAGTTGGTTATGTAATTAGAGTTGTATCTATTGAAGAGGAAGCTTCAAATCGTTATCTAGGTTACTTTGAAATTACAGATATTCAGTTGTCGGGTGGTTCAGCGTCGGGACGCTCTCCTCTCGAATTGACCTTGAAAGGTGTGACGACACAAAACCACATTTCAGGAAATATCAGTTGGGATATTGCTTCTGCGGATTCACAATATGATATAAAATTTACAGTCCATGAGAGCGTTTCAGACTTACTTAGTAAGAGCAACCCACAGCCACACGAAATTGATTCTACAAGAATAAAGTCTCTTATTTCTCCACTACACTCAGATCGTTCTTCTAACGTAAGACCTACGATGATGAGAGCAAATGACTGTACTTGGGGAGAGGGTGAGATTTCTAATCTTCTTGATCTTGGGTTTAAAGCCGTTATCTATAACCCCAAATTGCAAGGTTCCAATCTTGTTGCGGATTTCAACAGCCCTGTAGACTCAAACTTATACGAAATAGACTATGAAGGTGCTACAATCTATTTCCACGAAGAGGTTGTACAAGAAGATAAGTATTTAAACCATGCACAAAACCCAACAGGTAGTCCGGTCTTATTTATTTCTTGTGTTCCCCTAAGTCAAAATGCTTCCTTCGGAAATAGATTTACAGCGAAAGAAGAGGGGATCGTAAAGGGTGCGTTTAAGACACCTACTATTAAGAATATCCTAAGCGGAGACACAGCAACCTTTGGCAAAACGCTGTCAGAAATCCCAGATTTCCCTTCTTCGGTTTATTTACCAGGTATTTCTTTGGGTGAGATACCAAGTACAGGTGCAATCGAGTTCCGAAAAGATTTAAGTCAGTTTGGTACTGAAAATGTGGAGTATGTTACTGCTACCTACAACTTAGTAACTTCACATCTTGAAGGAGTAGTTCTTAAAATATCTTCCACGACACAAATTGGAGATTCGATGGGGACTTATGGTCTTTCAAATCCCCTTCACATCGAGTTTGTAAGAAACCCCTCTGTTTCATTCAGAGAATCTATATATGCGGGATTAAGCCTCCGAACGGAAGAAGTTACTTTTGCACATGGTCTTATTTCTTTAGATGAGCGTGGGAATCAGACTCTTGAAGTAAGTGGCTTATCTACTGAAGAGTCTTCTATTCTCTATGATAGTTCAGAGAATAAATGGGAAATATCCGGAGACTACAATGTAAATCTCTCTGTAACTAGAGGAGACCTTGTAGCTTCCAATGTCGTTGAGTTTGATAATTCCGATTTAACTATTGCTCCGTATTCTCAGTCTTTGAAGATTTCTTCTTCGACATCTTTTAATGAGCCGGGATGTAGTTTTACTTTTACGACTGAAGATGGTTTCGGAAACCACGAAGATTTGAGAGGTTATTATCTTAACACAGAAGCTGTAACCATAATCACAAAAGAAACCCTATCTATACCTCCAAACAATAGGATTGTTTTTGGTTTAGATTATATCCCTGATTGCCACAACCCTTTTGCATCTGAATGGTACAAGTCCGAACTTCATGTAGAGGTAGTAGGTTCTGAAGAGGTTGAGGATTTCCTGAAGTCTGCACTTCCTTCAGAAAAACAGCCTGCCATTTCTTACGACGCAAGTGATGTTAATGATGGACATGTTTCGATTACAGGCAGAAACGCCTGTATCTATCCTGCATATGCACTTGTAGAAACAGCTCAGATTTATGAAATCTCGGCAGAGATTCATGCTCAATTAGGAGGCACTTATACCCTACCTGCATCAAGATATTTACTTTCCTTAGAGAGCACCGAGCCGGGCTTAGAAGATCGTTGGGTCAGCTTAGTTGTAAACAATGAAGCAATAAGCTTTGACACAGACGATTATGTGGACGTTGTGTCCATGCTTGAGTATATCGCAGAAAAGCTAAACAAAGACCTTTATTTTGGACACTCCGCACGACTCTTAGATCGTGCTGGTTTCTATGACAGCCAAGGTCAAGATTGGGATGGTACAAATTATACGTCAAATGGTGGACTAGATGCCAGCATTAAAGGTACGGCAGGGGATCAGTATGGTGAGCGTCAGATTCTTTGGGTCTCTCCTTCAGATGTACGTCACCCAAAGTTTTCAGAGTTTAGTCTTACAAACTATGCTTCACATACTTTAGCACTTATTTGTACGGGTAGAGGTGCAAGCAAGAGCTTAAATGGTACACTTGATGAGATGAAAGAGCAGTCTATTCTCCAAGAGAATAGACTCATAAATGTCATTGCCTCTATCGGTGAGATAGATCAATCTTTCATGTGGTACATCTTTAAAGATGGGCTTACCAAGTTCAACCGTATTGGCTACTACCATAGAGAAGAAACTCTTGCAGATAACACTACGGCTACAGGAAATCCCACAGTAATGGGACAGACAGGAAACCTTGCTTTAGGTTTCCCTAGTGAAGGTATTCTTCCTTTAGGTAGGCTTCTTGGTGAATCTTTCAGAATAAAAGCACAAAACACCACTTATGATGGTCGTTGTGATTTTGAGGTTGGTTTTGTAGATGACCCTACAGGCAGACCTGCCTACTACCCTATAAGAAGCAATCTTACACTATCTTATGACAGCACATACCTAACATCAGGACTACCAGATAAAGCGTCAGAAAGTTCAGATTTTGCAATACAGAACAGCTGGCTCGACAATCAGAGCTTTGCTTTTGAAGGAAGCTCTTATGAAACTCCCGATTTCAGAAATTACGCTTGGGTGTCGAGAGATTATTTCTCTAAGCTGATTTATGATGGTGCTACTCCCTACAACCAAGACCCTTCTGTGGGCGGTTATGTCGAAATACATGCAACTTTCTCTGCGACTCCAAAAGAGAGAAGTTATTTTTACGGAAGTTATTTAGGTGACAATGATAACAATCTTGGACATGAAGACTATGTTGCTAAGATTGACTCCTCTAAATTTATCACCCCTCTTATCGACAGAAGTGTTCTCCAAAAAGGAGACCTGTTCTACATAGCAGGCTCTGACTCCCAACCTTCCCACCATAAAGCAACGATAATAAGTGTTGTAAATGAAAGTGTTTATTCAGAGAACACGAAGATTTCTTTAAGAGTTTTAATGCAAGCAGTGGGGAGTCAATTTGGAGGTTTCAGTCAGATCAAGCCTAGCTTCAGACCTTCTGTTTCTGAGATTGTCCTCGAAGATGGGAAATTTAGACCAAACTATCTTAACTTCACATATAAATCCGCATCTCTTGTAGTTGGGAATAATGTCCTTTGGAATGAAGGGAACATTAAAAGTCTGCTGAACACACAGTCTGTCGCAGATTATGCCTCACCTAACAACACTGAGAGAAGTTCTTCAGCGGTAGATGGTGGGTTTGGTACATTTGGCTCTCAATCTGCCACTCTTATATCTGGAGGTCGAGTAGGTTTATTTACAGGACTCCCTTTATCTCAGACAGGTATTTCTTTTGCCTCTATCACAGGAGGACACACTTCGGGTCAATATATAGAAGTAGACCCTACCTACAGCAATTATGAGAAAAAAAGCTACAGAGTCTTCGAGACTTTCTTGGATCATGGTGTATTTCCTTTTGTAAGTCTTCCTTCAGGTTCAGGTTCAGACAATGTGGGTACGCTAGGTCATCTTTCTAGCGACAGCACAAAGAAATCGAATTACAAAGGTGCTGTGTTCGGAGGAACTGCGGGTCTTCGTGTTTCGGGGGACATACAACTCTATGTTAAGAATGCTCGTCCTTTTGGGACAGATAGATACACAGCGTTTATTGTACATTCAGACAATGCTCCTGCCACCACCACAGACTATTTAATCGGAAACAGTAGAGTAACTGAATCTATTAACGAATATTGGAAAGACTGGGAGCCTTCTACCACAGGCTCCATTGGCTATTTCTCACAAAACGGAAGAAACAGTCAGCAAAGAGGTGCAGGAGCACATATGCCTGCTGGCGTAGGTCTGTTTGGCTACAACAACACTTTTGGTGGCGTCAATGGAGCTAATGCTTCTGTAAGAAGAACTGCTACAGTCTCTTTAGGACTTACAATCGCAGATTTGAAGGGTATTTCTGCAAGTTTAGGTCAAAACCTAGTTGATCAAATGGAAGACCAAGGAAAGTTAAACCCCTTTATTGGTGAAAACAATGATCGGTCTGCTTCCAAGACGGGTGAAACATTATTTGAAATAGGTCAGTCTTCAGTTTCAGACTTTAATACCATGACTCTACCTGCATTGAGAGGTAGTTATCTTTACTTGGAAAGTAAAGGTCTTGATCAGTCTGACGGCTATTACAAGATCATAGACGTTCCTGTTATTTCTCCCATAGATGCTTCCTCTCAAGAATCTAAGTTCGGAAGTGAAAATACATTACACGGCTATATTTCTGACTATAACTCAAAAGTCAGAAATAGTCTTTCAGCTATCGTGGCGAATGTTACTGTCAGAGTAGAATCTAACAGATACCTTTCAGAAATACCCAACGAATCAAACAATAGTCGTATAACCCGTGTAGATCAGATCACTCCTCCACAGAATAAGATTAGAGATACTTACGACAACTTAACTAATTCTTATAAGTGGAGAATTTTACACCACGCAGGTAACGCTGCTGGTACAAATTTTCAGCAGGTATACGTTTTTGACGTTGAGAATAGCGGAGGTTCACCAACTTCTTCTTCTTCAGACTTACAGGGTATAGAGATCAGCCCAAGAGCACTCGGCAAGCAATCTCTACCTGCTGAGTTAATTCCTCTAGCGACATCAGACAGTCCTTCTGACACCCCCACAGAGCTGACCACCCCCAATAATCTCTCACCTCTTTCTTATGACCCTAAAAACTTTACGATGCGACTCTTAGGTGTACATCGTAATATGGACATGAGAGGTAAGACAAGCTCAGTCGCATTTGTTTGTCTTGAAGATGAGGCTTCATACGACTTCTTCCAAGGTGATGCAGGAGGAGAAGAAATAAGGACTCAAACTCCTATCTCTGATCTCGTTGAAGTAGTTGGAAACACACCTGCACGTCTTGTAGTTTATTCTTCAGAAAGATCAGACAGGCTTGACGAGTCTTACGCAATTACCACCAAAAGAAGATTTGAAAGTGGAGAGTCTGGTTTTGTTTCTCTAGGATACCCTGAGAGAATGGGTCTTGGCATTGTCCTTGATGGTGGATTGGGTGTCGTGAGTGGAAATGCAGTAAGAGTCCACCCACAAAAAGGAAGCACAGACTCACTAGGTGCTCTTTTACTTTATTCTTTCCCTTATGCAGACCCTAGAGATGATGTCAGAGATGGGGACGCTGTTTCACTCCCCTCAAGATTTAATCGAACTGAATTCTATGGGGACGTGGTTGTCGCAGGATATAACTCAGATATAGTTATTGAAGACTCTCGTTCCGCTGAAGGTTCCTTTGCTAGAATAAATGAGAACGAAGCGTCTGCTTCTACTGTAAGAAACCAACAGTCTTTGACGATTAGTTATGCAAGCCTCTCTAATCAGATGAGAGTCACCCACCAAAATAAAAATGACTTCCTTACTGATGGGAGTTTCTCAGAGTATATAGATTTCTTCTTAGACTCAGAAATCGGAAACTATTTCAGGAAATTAGATTTAGGAAATGGTAATTTTTATAATTACATAGAGTCTAACTTGTTTAGAAATATTCCAGCCCCTCCTCTTCCAAACGACACTTTATTTCCTTGGACTAACGTGGGGGTTAGAGTTAAGAGTAGTGGCGGATTGGTTTACGAGAGAGCTTTCAGACCTCAAGACGCTACAGGTTCTGACGTTGTTGTTTCTCACAGTAAAGGAGCAAAGTCTGACCGTGGTATTAAGGGGCTAGAAATACCTGCATTTGGAGAGTGCTTGCTTCTTCCAAAAGGACCGCCAACTCTAGGTGGTAGAGTCCTCGAAAACAGCGAGGGAGCTAAAATAAGAATAGGGAATACACCTACCGACTTACCGCTATACGAGTTCTATAATGGTCCGACTAGGTTAAACTATGGGGGTACTCACGCTATTTCTATAGGAAATGTACTTCAAGAACATGGAGTTTATGGAAGACCTGGATTCCCCACCACAGAAAATGAGAAACAGCTTCTTTTTGCCCCTAAAGGAAATAATTCTCAGAGTGACCCAATCGAATACGATCCAGGAATCTTATCTCAAGCATACCACCATTCAAGATCAAATGGTTCTGATGAGTGGGGTGGTCGTAAAGAAATCTTAACTCCAAAGAGCAATAAGCTTTATGGTTATCTTGCTCTCTTGAAATTCTCAGGTGGATCTTTTAACTTTACGAATGCTCCAAGTGGCAGACCTTATTATTTCGATCAGTATTTCTCTTTGTTTTATGTTTATCGAGGCAAAGTCGTATATATTGAGTTAGATTTGATTGAGGATGCTTTTCAACCTCTTCCGATAGAGCGTAGAACAGGAGATAAACCTGAGTATCAATATGTAAATACAGGGAATAACACGCAGTCTTCTGTAATTGGGAGAGATGTGTATGGTTCGCATACAAGTGATGTTTCAAGAACAATAGAGCCAAACTTCTCTTTCTATGTTCCGGATGGTATCCAACACGTTTTTGTGGAAGTGAAAGGTCGAAATGACAATCCTCTTTCAGCTAATCAGAATACAGGGTGGAATATCTATTCCGCACACGGTCTATTACTTAGTACGAAGAGTAGTGTAACTCTTACATTACCCCCTGAAAATACATCTAATGCTCTAGTGTCGGGGGCTAATGCTCTCGACTATTGGGAATATATAAGCCCTCATAACCATAACCTCGGCTCTCTCGCCACTTCTGTAGAACATAAATTCTTAGACTACTCTGGTCGTGCGTGGTTCTACGCCCCTAATGGTTCAATCTCCAATTTTGAAGAGATTTTACATTCGATTAATTGGACTGCGAACAATTTTGCCCCTGTATTATCTGGCAAAGCTGCTCTTAAATATTCGTATGTAAGAATATTAGGGAGCTATACACAACTGAACGATCTCTGTTATGGTACTAATACAGGTATTACTCCTTTTGCAGATAATAATGAGGTTTTCGACCGTGTGTTTGAAGTGCCTGATTCAGATGTTAATAGTGAAGTGTATGAAGAAGGTTCAGAAAGAGTTAATTCAAACCTACAAGTGCGTCTTCTTGACGGCATGGTTTTAGAAGATGTGACGACAGGGACTTTTTACACAGTAGGAGAAATAGGAAGATACAGAGGTTGGCACTCTCATATGAAGCCAACTTCTCAAGTGGGTGACTATGTTCACTACGAGCATGGTATGCACCTTCTTGATCAAACTCAACATACGCCTGAGATGGAAGAAATATACGGAAGCCCTTTAATTCGTAATGCTAATTTTGGGTCTATTATTTCTAGTAACGGACATTCTTCTCCTGAGATTCTTACTGATCTTTCAAGTCACTTCAACTATGAGCGATCTATGTATGGGTATTTAAATGAAGACTCTTATCCTACTACTCAAAGGAAGAATGGTTTTGGAGACATTGTAGACAATGGTTATGTTCGTAGACCTTTGTTAGGTCATAAGTTCAGAGTTGTACCTAATGTCGAGTTTGTTCCTGTTCTTGGTTATCGCTCGGTAAGAGGTGGTCTTTGTGTGCCATATGACCCAAGCACTAGTTACCAAGGATACATTAAGAATGCGGATGCAGTTCTTTTTGATGCGAACTATTCTTTCTTAAAAACAGATATAGGGAAGAAAATCTATATTTGTGGGACATATGAGTACGGCTATGTGGGTTGGTGGGTTGTCACAGATGTGATCTCAAATTATGTTATCAATCCTACAATGACAGGTAGTTCTGAAACCTTTGAGGTTGCAGTTGTTAGAAAGATTAAGAGGTCTGGTGAATACCTAAGTAATCCTGATGTAGAGGATGATAAGATTTTACCTATGCGACCACAATCTCCAATCTTAGAGATGACTGTGGACGCTAACTCAAATGGAAAAAACATCCTTAGCGGAAATAACCAATACAATATAGACTCTCATCTTGGAGACTCCTTCATAACGGATTCATCTTATAACTCCCATGCAAGGAGCATCTATTTTGGAGAGTACTCAGGAGTCAGATATGACTCTGAACATCACACCAATATTTGGATGGCTCTCCAATACTTAGATGATGACAAAAATCTAAAATGGATGGGCTGGTGTCTTGACTCTAGTTCTTTGAGTTTATTTAATGACCTGAGTAAAGGCTTAGGTGTTTTTGGACTTGTAACGGCTTTAAGAGCCAACCCTGTCTACAATGGTAGAGTATTAGGTAAGTATTTCCACGACATAGGATTAAGTGCTTGGGCAGATAACTATGATGTTCAGTTCTTAAAGTGGGAGCCGAAAACTTCCTATTACGACGGTTACTCTAAGTACACCATTCCGACGAATATCACCACCGCAGAAACAGGCTCTAGGGTTAATTGTGGTGTTTCTTGTACCATTGATACAAGTGTTTTGACGAAAGACCAAATTGAGACTGTTCTTGGTCGAGGTACATTCTTAAATGTAGACCTTCTTTTCAATAATCAAGGTTATTTCGGAGATGATTTCTCAAGTGTGAATTTCCCCGACTTAGAAACCATAGATACTTTTGGTGCTCAGTTTGAGCAGAACTTTATTTTATATAAAGGGCTATATTACCGTAGAGGCGTCAACACTAATGTGTGTGTTTCTCATTTAGACAAGAACAGTTATTTCCCTAACGTACTCACAGCACCGACTTCAAAGTACGTTGTGAGAAATAGTACGTCAGCAGACTTTGCTACGGACATATATACTCTTAATGATGGGTCGAGGTCTTCAGACTCAGCTACTGGAGGTATAAGGTGGGTCTTCTCAAGTCCTCTCTTAGAAGAAAATGTAGGTTCATATCTGCATCTTACAAAGCAAAGACCGTATCGCTTTGGAACCCCAACCTTCTCTCAGAAAAATGCGTTAAATTCTCACCGAAATCGTCAAACAGGTGCAACTGAGAGTACGCTTGTAAATCCTTTTGGTTGGACTTCAGGTTATCAGAACGAAGCAGACATTCTTAACGGAGAACAGCTTGATCTCTCTACAGACATCTTCAGAATAAACAGATGTCCGACTACAGGAGATATACTCGTTGGGGGGGACTGTGAGTCCTATGCGGTGGAAGATATTCTTTGCAGAAGCCGAAAAGGGTTTACTAAGAAAGGGCTAGAAATATCTTATTCTCCCCTTTCTGTAGGAGGAAATTGGCCAGACTCAGTGACACAAAACCTGCCAGATACGGGTTCTTTGAACTATCCAATCATGTACGCTCTACAGCCTATTGCGAGAGAAAGAATTGTTACGATCAATCCGAGCAGTGCTAACTCTTCAATAGTCTTAGCGAGAGGTCAGCATGGTACTGCACCTATGGTAATCCCTGCGAACCCCTTAGCGATTGAGACAGATGGTGCTCTTTCTCTTACAGGTGTAGGTAGTTTCTCAAACCCAAGCGGGGACTTCTCACTTAGTAATCATGACGGGGAATATTATGTATCAGACCCTTCAACTACGGGCATTTCTGTTTCTTTGTCAACTAATGGATTGAACGTAGACGAGTACGGTAAAGACTATCATTGGGGTGAGAAGATTCTTATGGATGTTTCTCGACCTTGGTTGTTGCTTGGTAGAGAAAACGCCATGCAAACGCATGACCAATACTTTATTTCTCCTACAGTAGCGGAATCCACAGAAGGAAACCCACAAGACTTGCCTGTAAATGTTTTTGGTGAGTATAACAACAGTGCAGACCTTTACAAAATAGAACAAGGGAACGCTGAGGATGGGTCACAAGAGCTTTATACGATAAATAGCTATTTCCCTTCGAGTGCAATATATACTTGGTGTCCGGCTGGAGAGTGGTGGCAGATTCAGACGCCTCTTTATTCTTATGCTCAGTCTGATATTGACGGCTACGCCAAGAGGAAAACCCCTATTTCTCCAACCACACCCCCACCTACTTTAAGAATTGATCTAACAGAAGCATTTACACAGTCTGTTTCAGCAGGTAGTGGTTTGAACACCCCTTACGCAGGGAAGGCTCCAAGAGGATCAAGGCTTAATAGAATTTGGGTGAATTTTGGGTTGGATGGTGACGCATCTCCTTTACCAGGATCACCATTTAACAAAGACCATGAAGAGTATATAGAGAATACAGGAGGGACTAACTTAAATGACACAGTATTAGGAAATACTGAGGTCAAAAAAACCATTAAAACATTAAGTGATGGCGTTGGTGAATTGTCTGAATCTATGTTTAGGTCTCTTAACAAAAAAGCAACAAACCGATCTATTACTTTTAATCTTGTAGTCGAATTACCCGGTTCAGTTGCATCTTCTCAGGAAGATTTTGAATTTGGATATACCTCACAATTAGATGTCGGGGTGAGATATAACCAAGACTGGAAAGATTTCATCGGAGAAGACTATGAGTTTAGTAGTATAGGTGGCTCTAACGGAAGTACATTTGGAGGCAGACTACCCACAGGGGCATACAGCCATTCAAACAATTCTGAAGATAAGAGGGTAAAGCATGATGATTACTCAAACCATATCCCAACAAATCAGTCTCAGTACTTCGGAGGTACAATCGTAGTTCCTCTCTATATAAATAGAGAAGCGGGGGACATGATGCCCAATATTATGGAGAGGTTTGTAAACGTAGGTCCTGCTCGATTTAAGGATGTAAACTCTTCCTCCCCTATTCCTTTCTCACTCAATCAGAATAAGCACCTCTACCATTCAGACTGGTCTATAGGAGATTGGTACAGAGGACTCGGCACAACACCAATGGATACGAACGCATATCTTTACGATAAGAATGTGCATTATACGCAATTTTCTGATAGTGAATTTTTGTATCCTTTTGGAGGTCAAGGTACGAGACTAGAGATGGAGATTAATTCTATAACTCCTGTGGTTTGGGGTTCTCAGAATTTCTATTCAAGCTCTAATGAAGATTTCTACACCCCTCGCACCCAGGGCGACATACTCGAATCGAATACTAAAACCAATAAGGGTATCACCAATTCCTCTTACATGACTTTCTCAGATATACGTTCAGCAGGTGTCCTAGCTTCTTCAATGCCTAGAAGCTCTAGGATGGGGGGTGGAGTAACCTCTTCCTTCACCTCGGGACTGATTCCAGACACTCGATTGTTTGATCCTTTTGCATCTTTTGTCCCCTCACCACTTGCAATACATGCACCGGCTACCACAGGTATTACGATTGCACATGGTGGTGCATCGTCTTTAAATTCATCCTCTAACAGAATTGATAACTACTCCACTAACGGAGTAGATGGCATAACACCTGCGAACACAAAAACAAGCTCTTCTCACAACTCATTTACAGTGGCTTTGACTCCTGTGGGAGATAGCTTCAAAGCTCCAACAGGATATATAAATATGCCATCTATTACAGGTGGGGAGAACAGATTCGCAGGTTATTTTTACAAAGATTTCGCCAATGTAGATCATTGGGATTTCGGAAGGTATGGGAGAACCTTAGAGACAAATACAGGTACAGAACCTAAAGACCGAAGATTTAAGGTAGGTAATTGGCTAGATAATATTTTGAGAGCGTATGGAATTCCAGCCCAAAGTGGTTCAATGCTACCGCCAGGTGCGAGAGTATTCTTAGAAGCAACTGTGCCTTGGTCACATAAAAACACAGATACCAACAATGGAACTTGGATTTCTTCAGTAAAATGTTCATTTGAAGTAGAAACCGCAGATGGTACTGCGTGGACTCAAGACGTGAACACTATGGGAGAAGATTAATGATTATTTTTACTAGGTCTGACAATAAACCTGTTCAGACTACTCGACACTTAAACGAAAACATTGAGATGAATGGGAAATACGTTGTGGATTTTCCCGACTGTATCAGAGTAGATAGGCTTGATGGGACGCCATTGGAAATAGTGTCGAGAGAGGTGGAGCCTCAGTTTTTAAAGCAGTATCCTTCCTACGACCACGTTATCTATAACCCTATCATTCACAACTATGCCTTTTTAGACAGTTCTCAGAATTTCCCATTCTCCACAGGGCAGACAGCTTCAAGATATAAGATAGGGGAGACACCTAACTCTTTTGCAGTGTTGCCTGTAAATACGAGTACCTCTTGGAAAGGTGTTGCAGTAACTCAGAGTATAGATATTTCTGCTCAGACCGACGACGGATTGGGCAGAGAGACCTTTCTTCTTTACTGGAGAGCTGTAAGAAAAATAGTAACACACGATCAGTCTCCGCTTTCTCCCGAACCTTCTGTGGGTTTTCTAGGCAAAGAAAACAACCCTTCTCGAATGAAATATGTCGAAGCAGAAGAAGATTCTCAATACTCAGTTTATATTTCTAACAATGACGGCAACACATACGAATTAGCAAAGAGGCTTACTCCCGTAAGTTTTGAAGAAAGAGCAGAAAATATAAGAATCGCTTTTGTGAATCACTCTTCTGAAGACATCTTCTTTCTCTCGTATGCCCTTATGTTTTAAGGAGAATATGTAAAATGGCTGAGAACTACGGAAATAATGTATCTAATGTATTAGAGACTCTTAAATATAACTTCTCCAATGTAGTTTGGCAGGCAGGTAAGCCTCCACTCGATAGTGAGTTGAACTTAGTTGGTCAGGTAAATTGGGAAAACCAAGCAGAGCATCTAAGAAATACGACACATAGTGGATTTCTTTTAGACCCTTTAAGAGCACAAGAAGATTTCTTTTTCTATGAAGAGTCCTCGAATTATTTTGAGATTAACAGAGGTTTAGACAACCCTCTTGTAGCTCTCGTAAATGGTTGGGTAGTTCCTGTTATTGGGTGTAATTCTTCAGACGGTGTTAAGAATGTCATCACACTGCCACCCCCTCCGACTACAGAAGCAAGGACAGATATAGTATTTCTTGAGGTTTGGAGAGCGGTAGTCTCTCCCAATGATAGTACAAATAAGCCAGAAGAGAATGCTATTTATCCATATGGAAATGTCCAATACACACATTCTTCTTTAGCAGACGAAATGGTAGATGCAAACGTAGGTTTTGAGACAACCAAGCGAGTGCAAGTACAATACAGACTCAGAGTTACAGAAGGAAATAACTCAATAGAAGAATACCTAGAAGGACTCGGAGCCTCTGATCTTTATGCACAAGGGACTTCTAATCTTCCTGTTATGGGGTACACCTTCTCTAATATGGGAGAAGAGCTTGGGGATGTGGGGTTGTGGAGAGCAGGTTCGGGAGATGCTCAGAGTAAAACAGATTTAGGGTCTGTAGACGGATATGTGTATTCCATACCTGTTTGTGCTGTCTTCCGTAGAAATAGTGGAGGATATACCGCAGTGGAGTTAAATAGTCTTCACCCTAGCCATAACGGTTCAGTTACAAGAACTCCAAGTGGGACAAAAGGCTTATTACAAAACATAACTCTTTTGAACACATTAGGTGCTTCTGACATTGGGAATATCCAAGTTCAGAATTTAATCGGCTCAGGTTTTGACGATGTACTTTTCTTTGAAGGCGGAGACAATCTCTTTGCAAAAATCGGAGATGGGCTACAAGAAGAAATAGTAAAGCTAGACGGTATTTCTACCGCAAACTCGACTATTTCTGTCGTATCGAGAGGACATGGCGGTACACAAGCCAAGCCTCATCAAGCAGGTACTTCAGTTAAGAGATTTATAGAGCGTTCAGACAACTTATACGCAGATCAAGTACACCAAGATGATCTTCTTGATCTACGTCATGCTGTGAACATTGGGAGTTGGGACTACACTCAACTCTTAAACAATGCTGTTTCTGATCTTCTTACTAACAATCTTAGAACGACAATGAAGCAAGCAGGTACAGGCAGTTTCTCCAAGGGTACAGTCATAGAAGAAGTTTCCGTTTTCTCTACAGACAACACCTTTACTTATTGTACTGTCCGAGACCAAGCAAATGCCGTCCGTACTGTTTGGTCTGATGCCTCTGCTTTTCAGAGTGACATCACCTGTTTAATTGATCTATCAAACAGTAACCCCCTAGATGCACAGGGTCTTGACGTAAATAGAAAGCTCACTTGGACAATCGGTGCAGATTTTCAGCCTAGAGGTTTTTTTACAACAGGAAGAACAAACGGCACATGTTTATTCTTTAAGATCGGTGGAGAGAGTGGGACAGGTGGACTAAGATACGGAATTAACCAAAATCAGTCTACGGTTCGTTTTGTCTCTCCTAGAGAAATGGAAGGGAGATTTAATCCTTTTAAGATTTTCTTCCCTGATTATAATAGACCTAATGCAGAGACTGAAGCAGGAGACCAAGGTCTTTATACCTCTCCAACAAAAGAAAGCGACTTTGAAGAACCCTTCATCGTTTTAGGTAGTTCTTTCCTCCCTAACACCACCTCTGCCGTGTTGAACACTCAGATTTTCAATCGTACATTTAATGGGGAGAAAATTTGGGTCATTAAAACCAACACTAATTATACAAACGTCAAAGACAACTTGGTGCTAAATGGGTCAACTACGTTAAGCCGACTTATTACAGATGAAGGTAAATATCCTTCGGGTTTTTATTCACAAGCTTATCTTGTAGCATACGGCGACGATGACCAAGAGACGAACAACGGGTGTTTTAAGATTATCGGAGCCTCTGATATTACGCCTATCAATTCTTCTTTAGACGCACCGATGGCGGATGTGGATTTACCTTTCTGCTTATTTCTGAAGAGAGTAGGCTCTTCAAACGCAGACTTCGCAAACAGTACTGCTACTCTTTCTTTAGAGATGAGAACTCAGAGATTAGACTCAAGAGACAACGATAGTTGTATTGTGTTTACTTCTGTTGAGGATGTTGACACCAACCACAACTTCCCCGACAGTGCCGACAGAGAAGTGGATATGGTTCTGTCTACTTCTGTACTGTGGCCTCCTGCACATGGGGCTATGTCTCGAACTTTAGACTCTATTTCTAGGGTGGGCATAAAAAATATTTCTCAGAGTTTTGTCCGAAACGCTCCAGCAGGTTTAGATCAGGACACCGCATTTAATTTTTATCCTGAGAACGAAATATATCTCCCAACGGAAAACCATATTTCTACATGGAGTCGTTTATCTTCTGAAGGAATGATTTCAGGTGAAGGTGGAAGTGCAAACTACGGTGGAAATATCGTTAATGGGGAAATAGATAAGGAAGCAGAAGCTTTCTATGACTTAGGTTCTAAGACTTTAGTTCTCAGACCTATCTCATATCAATCTATGAAGATTTACCGACACGATCTGGCTACCGTGGATGCTACAGGCTCTGCGTATGCAGGTTGGTCTTCAAACCCCAATCCGCCACTCTTAGACAATAAGGTCTATTTAGTACCCCATGAGGTCATGCCTAGATTTGGAAGGCAAGATATTCCTTACCATGTAAAAACAGGTGCTACAGACCTCTTCATGGAAGGTATTAACCACCTTTTCTCAGACACTAGAAATAATAACGCTAACAACGTGTTTAATATTATTGGTGGACAAGACAATGGTGGACAGTCTGTTATCAATCCAATCTTTTTCTCTACAAACCATACATATGGAAACTTGGCAGATATTTCTACAGGAAATATCAACACTAAAGCATATGGTGCTGAGAAAGCAGAGATCGTCAATCTTCCCACTACAGACTTTGGGACAGTTCTTAGAGGTGTGAAACTTCCACCATTCTTTGGTATTGCGAGAGTCTACGGAGTTTATGAGTTGAACGATCTAATCAGCTCTGCGACAAACTTTAATGGTTCGTGCTTTGAGTCTGACAGAGAAACTTTCAAGTCTACTATTTCTGCTAAAAACCTTCTTAGAAAAGACGCTGACTCATATACACTCTATATTCAGAAGGGTGGTGGAGACGCACTAACAGGGGAAGAAGACTGTCATACATATATTCTAACAGAACATGCTATCGACATTTCTTTAATCCCTACATACACGCCATCAAACAAGTTCTCAGACTTTAACTATGTTGTTGAATGTGTTGTGTTTGGTTTTGGACGTGGTTTCATCAACAAGAATAATTTTGTGCTCTCTCGTAGATATGCGGGGGATGGTTCAGATATTTCTGCCGACCCTTCGCACCTCAATCAAGTCCCAATGGTTGTACCTTCTGCGGTAGATCAGTCAGAAATAGTTTATGTAAGTGGTAGAAGAACAGTCTACCAAGGAGACCCCTTCTATACGATTGGCGGTTCAAATATTGAAATATCAGACTCTCCGTATAGAGAAGGACAAGTATTGTCCTCCAACTCTTACTACTTAAGCGAGCGTAGAGATCAATTAGATAGTGCAGGTGCTTCTGCGATAGATATTCCTAACCGCAGAACGTATGAGGTGCTTGCGTCTCTTGATTTCTACACCACCTTCGGTTCTGGCTCCATAGGTGGGTCACTCTACAAGAACACTGTTGTAGATGTAGGGTACTCAAGCAAGATTGGTCAAATACCTTCTTCTAATGCAGAGAGTATCCCTCAGAATAACTCAGGGCTATTTACTCAGTCTAACGTAGAACTTAGCAAATCTAAATGCTCGCTTATTTTAAAGCAGAGCTACTTGGGGTTGTACTCTAATTTAGGCGAGCAACAGAAAAAACTAGTTATTCAAATGACCGAGAGTGGGGTCGTCTACGAGTTTAGTTTCAGTGCAGGAACAGAGAACACTTTAAATGATTATGTAGATGAGATAGTCGATTATTTCAAAAATCTGAGTGTCTCTGTGGAGAAAGTACAAGTTGTACGAAATGAAACTACTCCTAGTGATGAGGTGATCGCACTTATTTTCACAAGTAACTTAAACGGAGAAGAAGGTAACGCTTCTACTCTTGAAGTTTACATAGCAGATGTTGCTGGAAATCGACTACTAGAAGGTTGGTATGCGACTCGTCTTTATAGTGGAAGAAATATTTCTACTTTTGGAGATGTCTCCACTCCACAAAAAGTAAATTTTGCAGGAGGAGCTTCTCTCCCTGCAAATGGAGGTGTGGGAAACAACGATATTTCTTTAGTGGGTATGACTTCAAGACTCCCTCTTGGAGTTCTTGTTTCTGATCATGATTTCTTGTGTGAAGACCCACTTAGAGATGGCTCTAAGTCTCTTCAGACTTTAAGCTCTAAGCTCACTTCTTTGCCTTCTACTGTGGGTGTTTCTCCAACAGGTGCTCCTTATACAAAAATAGTGGGGGCGACAGGAGAGCTTCTTCAAGCAGGGGATGGTGATGTCGAGAATTGGATTGCGTTCAATGTTTCAGACAATCCTACAGGCACAAGGAAATACAGAATACACAGAGGGGGTGGGGCAGTATTCGGAGCTTCTGGAAATGTTCCTGGAGCACCTTTAAGTTGGCTCAACGATTCCTTTGGAGAAGAGTCCCGCCCTATTCTTAAAGGTGGTATTCTTTCTTGTCGTGCTATGCTTGTCCGTAACTTTAAAGAGACTGCGTTTTCAGGCTCGCCAAAAGATCGCACTTACGGTGACGAAGTGCAAATGCTCATTGTTACCCAAGGTGTTTTCAAAAACGGCAAGGATGTAAGAATTGCAGGAGAAATCTCACCTAGTGGCTTTGGTGAGGGTTACGCTTCTTCCGACAGATATAGGATCAGTGGAAGACCTTTGGTTAAGGGTAATAGTCCAGACATAAGTCCTGTAAGCCCTGCTGAATACAATAAAGGCTGATCTATGACTTCAGAAGAAATAGAAGCAATCAAAAGTCTTTTCGATCTGCCTTTAGGTTCTTTTCCTAGAGGCGGGATAGCTTCTTCTCTGAAAGTAAAAGTGATTAGTATGCCTAATGCACTTACTTTAAGAAATAAATCAGGCAGTTCTTTTTCAATAACGAAAGAAAATCAGAACTACCTTGTTTGTATTGAAAGGTCAGGAGTGGTTGAGCGGTTTGAGACTTCAGATTTTGTAGAAGCGGTCAAACACCTCACTACCCCCATCTTAATAGAAGAAATAATGTCTAAGTGTCAGAATCTTTGATTGAAGGCATTTTCTTTATTTCTTTGTAAGCAACCTTCCAAGCTCTTTGAATTAGCCAAGAGGCAGAGCGATCTAGTCGTTCTTTTTCATTTTTAAGCTCGTCTAGTATTTCTTTTGGGAGGTAAATGCTTACTTTGTTTTTTTTGCGGTCAGTCATTCTTATTTCTCTTTCATAACTTTTTGTCTTTGTCGGTAAGCCCAACGATTATCTCTTTTTCTACAAATTTCAGAACAATGTCTTTCTTTGTTTGGGGCTACAGGTTGATCACAATCTTTCCAAGCACATATCTTTATTAGGGCTTTCTCTTTTGCGATCTTTTCTTTTTGTCTTTGTCGGTAAGCCCATCGGTTATCTCTTTTCCTACAAACTTCAGAACAATGTCTTTCTTTGTTGGGGGCAACAGGTAAATCACAATCTTTCCAAGCACATATCTTTATTAGGGCTTTCTCTTTTGCGATCTTTTCTTTTTGTCTTTGTCGGTAAGCCCATCGGTTATCTCTTTTCCTACAAACTTCAGAACAATGTCTTTCTTTGTTTGGGGCAACTCTGTTGATGCAGTCTTTCCAAGCACATATCTTTATTGGTGGCTTTCTTCCGGGGCACTTATAGTGGTAGCACTTCTCAGAAGTCATTCTGAATTCTACCGCAGAGCACATGAGGTATTTCCCACACCTCCACCTACGCTCTCCCTGACTGTCAGTATAATATCTAACAATACACTGATTATGGCTCGACATTTTCCTCTTCTCTCTTTAACGGTTCGAGTCCCATACTCAAAACAGACAAATCTGAAGTATAGTCTTCTCCTGCGAAGAACTTTTTCATTATCATGATTTCGTCTTTTTCTTGGTCGTACTCTATTTCTCTTAATACAAGATAAGCTGAACCCTCTTCTACGGGGTTTGGTGACGAAGAGATGATGCAACTAGCTAAAGGCTTGAAACCTTCTTCATCTTCTTCAGGGCATAAGAGAAAATTAAAACAGTTTAGTTGCATCTCTTCGATGCTTGAGTCGTATATTTCTCGAACATAGTCACCTACGGTTGGGTTTTCAGACTTAGGTCTCCAAGAAATAGGAGGGCTTATTTTCAATCCTTCCTCCGACAGGTAAGCTCTCATACCAGAATTGAAGTTAAACCCTCTTCCTTGGCTTTCGATGAAGCTCTTTTTATTAGGTGTTTCTTCGCTTTCAAAGTAAGAGTTGATCCCTTCAGCAAAGGTTGCAAAGGACAAGTCCACTACTTGCTCAAGAGGTAAAGGTTTAACTTTCACAGGAGAGTCCTTAGCTTGGCCTTTATATTTATAGGATTCCCTCTTTTTTTTATTCTTTGCATTTTTCCGTAAGTGTCTCTTTTGAACATCACGTTTTTTTGTGCTTTTTTTTGCCATTTTGGTTCTGTCCTTTCTTTCCCTTACTAATACCGACCTTGCTGTATTTTTTAGCACAGGCTTGTTTTGTACGACCTAGAGTTTCTGCGATACTTAAGTATGTCGCACCTTTATTTCTTTGTTCGACAAGGTACTGTATATCTTCTTCGCTCCAAATATAGTTCACTTCGAGCATACAGCCTCTCATCTTTGTCCGTACTGACTCGATACTTCGCCCGATTTCTTCAGACATTTGTCTTACTGTGAAGCCCTTTGAATGGAGTTCGTAGAGCTTGTCCGTCTGTTCTTGGCTCCAAGGGTTCTTCTCAAGAGTAAGCCCTAATCGTGTGGCTTTTTGCTTCACTGAAAGACGAGTGCGATTTAGCTTCTTAGCTATTTCTATAGAGGATTTAATTCCAGCATTGTTTTTTAAATACCGTATTTCTCTTTTAGTCCAAGCATTGGGTTTCTTTTTGTCCGTGATATATCCACGAACGTCTCGGACTTTTATGCCCATAGCTCTCAACTTAGAACTTAAACTCTTCTCAGACTTACCTATTTCTTCCGCTACGTCAGCTATCGTTCTTTTTAAGACTTGAGCTTTGACGTACTCTTCCCTCTCTTCTGTCCAAAAACTATTTTTGGGTCTTTTCTTGAGGAGATTTCCATCTCTCTCTTTAGAGACGGATATACCCAAGTCTCTGATCTTCGATCTGACAGAGCTTTCAGATCGACCTAGCCTTTCAGCTATGTCTTCTATTGTGAAGTATTTTACGCCATATCGAATTACGAGAGTGTCTTCATAAGTCCACTTCTTTTTGTGGTTCTCAGTCTTCGATTTCGTAGACATACTCAAACTTTGCTCCCTCAATTAAAAAGCCATATTCTTCTGTGAGTGTTTCAAGGATAGCTTCTTGATCTATGTCTTCTTCAGAGACTCCTTCTTGAAGTACCATCTCTACTGTTTTTGGGAGTTCTTCTTCAGAGTAATCTTGAAACTCAAGCTCCTCATCATCCAAGTCCGTGTCCCAAGTGATACTTATTTTTAAAATTGTTTTTAGTGCCAATTTATTTCTCCCAAAAGCTGTCTCATTTTAAATAGCCCTTGCTCTTTTTTCTTACACTCCAACATAACGTCAAAGTCGTTCCCATAAGTGTTTATGGGTGTCCAATAAGAGTCTGAATGAGCTTGTGGCTTTATTTTAGTGTCTTTTTTCTCTTCGGAACGACTTTGTGAGTAGTGTACTACAGGTAGTACATTATTCCAAGTAGACAATGCCATCTCTAGTGCTTCTTTTTCCGAAAGTCCACCATCACAAAACTTATGATGATGGTAGTCGAAAACGATAGGGGCTGAAGTATTCTTATGGATAAGATCGTAAAGAAGAGCGGTGCTCCACATACTTTTCTTATCGTCGTTCTCAACTGTTATCCTATTTCTACAAATAGGTGAGAGATTGAAGTAGTTTTCAACCCAACGCTGTGCAGTCCCCTCGAAGTCTCCTCCATATGAGCCTCCAACATGGATATTTATTTTTGCGTAGGGGCTTTCTTCAAGTCCCATCAAGTCAAACACTTCAGAATGACGCTCAAGCTCTCTTATGGTGTTCTCCACTACATTATCCTTGGGAGAACATAAAACATTAAATGGACCGGGATGTGTGGTTATTCTGTGACCAAAGGCTAGAGCATACAAACCTGCTGTCTCAAGTACCTCACAAATCTCTTCATAGTCGGGCAATGCTTTTAATTCGTATTCGGAAGCCCAAGGAAATAGGTCAGAAGAAAGTCGAAAGAACTTTATCCCATGCTCTTCATTCCATTGAAGGATTTTCAAAATGTCTTTACTGTTCTTCAGAGAAAGCTCAGAAGCATAAGCAAGACCTTTCTCTTTAAAGGTCTTCTTTGTCATAGTCCTGTTCGTTGTGACTCTGTTCTTATCAGAGTTCAGCGTTGTATTGATGCAAGCATAGCCTAAGTTCATCTCGCACCTTTTATTTCTTTCAAGAGAAGTGCAAAGTCTTCTTTCTGGGTCCTCAGATTAAAAGTAGGGATGCCAACTTCGTGTGCAACTCTTACTGCATAACGAGTCCCACCAGAGTCATGCCCCTTATCCAAGGGGTTTCCGTTACACCAATACACTACAAACTGAACAGGGTCTTTTCCGTTTTCCCCAAAGACCTGATACATATTTCTTGTGATCAGTTTGATGGTGTATCCTTTCATCTTTTCAAGAGGATACTCCCAACATACAGAAGAGGCTTTATCCGTAGCCCATTCGTGTAGTGGGTAGAAAACCCCATCGGGATGCCAAACCTTTTTTCTGCCTTGAGAGAGATCGCAACCTTTTTCAAAAGCAGAGTCTGCACCAATCGCCCCCCCTGTTCTCAGAATATAGTTTCTTTCTGCTAGGAAAGAACCAATCCTAGTCATTTGGTTGAGAACAGAGATGGGAGTCTCTCTGCTCCCAATTCCTGCGTAAAACAATTCCATATTGGCTCTCCTTTCTCACAAGGGTATATCGTTTTTTACGACACCTTATGAGGAGGAGGCTTTATTTAATTTGATTTAGGTGTGCATTTCTCACATGAGCCGTGATTCTTATCTTCTTTAGAACCCTGCTCGTCTTTCCTTTTGGAGCATACTTCGCAGATTACTTTTGGTTTTGGTTTATTCATCTCTTTTATAACTTCCAAGCACCACATAGTAACCTTCTTTCTTAAGACTAAGCGACAATATACAGGTATTAAGGTACTACCGAAACTAATCGGAGTTCATACACTCTTCTTCTTCTTTTGAAAGATTTGAGTATGACATCTTTATACCAGACTGTCTTTTAGACTGACAGTAGTCACCAAATTGATCTGTGAGGAGATGATAAAGGGATTCTCTAACACCTCCCTCATGGGTGTCTTCATAGACAAAGACTTCTGTTTTAGTCTCATCTACCTCAGACCCAATTACTACAAGCCAACCGTTTCTGACTCTTTTTATAAGAATATCACCAAGCTGATATTCAGGTTTCATCTTCTTCTCCATGAGAAGAAGGCAGAGTGTAGTCGTGGACTTTATCCCCCCATGAAGAAAGTCCGATAAGGTGGAGTATTTCCATAAGAGGATGGGCAATCAGATTATGTACTGTGTATTTAAAATATCCTAATTTCTCGAAACGCATTAGTATTTCCTGTATTTGATTTGGTTTTTGATCCTGTACCAATCGTGTCTCATAATTGGTTTTTTATGGCAATCCTTTTGTCTATAAGAGGATAGCGTCTCTTGTAGTCTTAAGAAATCGCTCTCTAAGCCTATAAAATACGGAGAAGAATCTTGGTTCTTCTGACACTCATACAAAACCTCTTCTCTGTGGCGATCTACATATAGGAGAGTAAATACAAAACAGAGAAACAGTATTATCGCTAAGAAGTTTTTCATTACAATTTGTATATTTCTTACTAAGAAGTTTAAGAAGTGGGCAGTCTGGGGATCGAACCCAGGTATCTTCCGTTTATGAGACGGATGCCTTCACCGACTTGGCTAACTGCCCGAAATGTAAGAATGGGTCGTCAGGGACTCGAACCCTGAACCAACGGATTAAAAGTCCGCTGCTCTACCGATTGAGCTAACAACCCACATAAAAGAGCTATATCGTCAAATATCTCTCTTTAAAAGATATTCTCAGTAATCTTTAAGGACTTTAAGAGTCCTATTCTCATTATTTGAATGATCCCAACGGGATTTGAACCCGTGTTGACGGCGTGAAAGGCCGCAGTCCTGACCACTAGACGATGGGACCGGATGGGGGAAAGAGACTCAAACTATTTCTAGCCACAGCCTCTTTCAGAATGACTTATTTCTGACTTACAAACTCATAGAGTCGTTCAGCAGTTTTGAGAACCTCGTCAAGATCGTAACCGTTGATGGGGTTACGAGTCCCTTCTGGCTTCAGGTACTCATTTTCACGAAGACGTGAGTCTCTCTCTGAGAGTATACCGACAGCCATACTGAGTAGAGATTCACGAATCTCATAGCCATTCTTACCGTTGTTTTTGTCACCCATAGGAAAAATCCTTTCTGTGTGTGTGTGTGTTGGGGACTGAGTAGACTACCTACTCACTTGTAAAGTAAGGAAGTCTAATACATCCTGTAGGACTCGAACCTACGACCTGCGGCTTAGAAGGCCGATGCTCTTCCAACTGAGCTAAGGATGCGGAAAGAGCTTCTTCGTTTAATCATACACACCGTTCAGAATGAGCAGAATAAAGTAGTGGAAGAAGCTCCTGTGTGTCTTTATACCCTCAAAAGGCACAAGTTAGTCATCTTTTTTCAGATTACTTGATCTTTTTCAGCTCAAGCATACCCTTTGAGCTAATAAGATACAGCTCAAGGTTTATGTCCTCTAGGAGAAAACCTTTTGCTTTTAAACTGTTTATGACGTTATCGAAGTCATTTGCTCTTGTAGCGTTTCGCCAAAGACCAATGATCTTGTCAGTACGATAAGAGGGGTGTGTGCTTACAAGGTTAAGAAATACGAACTCTTTTTCAGTCAGAGTTGAGTAAGTGTAGTCGGAAGATTTCTTGTTTAAGTACTTGAGCATTACACTTTTAACGCTAATGTTGTCGTATTTCATGGTGTTTCTCTTTTTCTGAGTTGGATTGGGTGTTACTTCTTACAACATAAGTAGGACAAAATAAATAAACAACTCAAAGAGAGGTGAACTTCTCAGAGCCGTCGTTTGCGTCTTCAAGATACATGTCTCTGTAAAATTTTATTTTTATTCTCGCTGGCACCGACTTAGAGAAATCAATATTCCCGTCCTCGTCTTTTTGGAAGAAGTTACTGTCGAAATAATCTATGATCGTGCTGAGATGTCGGTCTTTTTTAAACTTCTCAAAGTCTGCATCTAAATCTGAGGAAGAAAACCCCCCAACACAACCTGCGAGTATTTCTTTCTGCTCAAGCTTAAGTTGCTCTTTTAAGTCGCAAAGCTTTATGATCTTTGCTTCTAGGTTATTTCTTAGCTCTTTTATTTCTTTCGACACCCATTTGCGAGCTTCTCTAGTTCTAATAAGAACTTCATCGGGACTTAGCTTCTCGTCCCATATGTTTTTCCTTAGACCTAACTTTCGGTAAGGGTCTTTCCATATAGGTAAGAGACCAGCTTCAGAAATAACAGCAAAGAAATTATCGTCTGATTTAGGAAAAACTACTCCACCGTAAGGCTGTGTTTCTGTTTCAACAGGAGAACCTCCCTCCACCTCTTGTATTATTTTCTTATCTGGATGTAAAAACATAGAAATATCAAAAGGATTCCCACCTTTGACCACATATGCTTTGATTAGTTTTGAGAGAGAAGTATTGTCTGAAACAATAATGCTCTTTCTCCTCTCTGTCATAGGAGAGGTGATGTCATCAGGTATCTCTCTTTCATAAACAATAGAGACTTCCCCGATCTTGCGTATTTCTTCTTCGATGTACTGAATTCTCTCAGCAACATTCGTTCTTTGCTTTAAGAGAAACGACCTCAGCTCTAGCCACTGCCCCTCTCTAAACATTAATGTCCAACCAAAGCTCATGAGGACTCCCTATTCTATCTGTTCAATTTCTTTATCTGGAGTAAGGAACCCTAAGATAAAGTCTTCTGCGATCTTTGGTAGACCTGAGCCAAACACAAGAGTCGCATAAGTGGAATAAACCCCACTTCCAGACAGGGGCTGTTCCTTTGAAGCCGAGAGGTCTTCTACAAAGCCTAGAGTACCTCTCGATCTTGTGACGAGGTACTTAATATTTGTGTCAGGAAGTCTTAAGTCTAAGAGCATGTCGATGATAGCTTTTATCCGAGCGATGAAAGCCATGAGTGACGCTATTCTTTGTTTTATGAGATTGATGTATTCTATTAGTGCGTCTATGAACCCCGCAAGTGACTTAGAAATAGAGAGGAGAAAAGACTCTATTTTCTCTAAGAATTCTTCAAGTTCAGGGAACTTGCCAAAGAACCGAACAAACTTCCATTCACTTTCTCCGACTGCTATTTCTTTCTTCTTTGAAGGGAGGCTTTGAAATAGCTCATCGTAGTTTCCAAACAGCTCTGATTCTAGGATAGGATAAATGATGTCATCTCCTTTTTTAAACAAAGGAGTAGAGATGCCTTTTTCATCTACATGTGTGAGCGTATCTCCTTCAGACTTAAAGCTTGAAGAAATACCATCTCTAAACCAAGGTTCTTTTTTCCTCACTTCTAAAGAGGTGTATTCTTCATCTCCTAAACGAATGTCTGCATATATCCCATCGTCTCCTTGGTTTTTTAGAGTGCTTAAAGACTTGTAGAAATAATAGTCTTCTCTTGACCCTAGTCTACCTTCAGTAAAGTATTTCAAGTCTTCGAGGATTCTTTCTATGTCTTTTTTCTCAGGAAGACCTCTGCTTAAGAGTACTTGTACTGCACCATCTACTTTTTCTTTTATGCTTAGACAGTATTTCTCAGGCTTTTGTGTTGCGAGTTGTTTAAAGACAGGAGAGCTAGAGTTCCTGTTAAACAAGCTGTATATTCTCTCTATAGCAAGACGATCTACATCGTACTGACTCTGCATTGTTTTCAGACTTTTAGAGTGTAGTGTTTTCTCGTAGACCAAAAACCTAGTCAATGCTTCTTTGACCGCATTTATATATGTGAGCGTGATTGAATCAATCGCCTTGTGCTCTATTGGGATAGAGAAAGAAGGGTGAGTCTTTGAGACATACTCACTATCTATAGAGATGTCAGGGAAGATCATCTTCTGTAAATCGTCATCTACATCCATGACGGAACAGATAGAAATATAGTATTTAGAGATGTCTTCAGAATATCTGTCGCTAGTCCTATCGTAGAGCTTTTTAGGAAGCTCTCGATAGGAGAACTCTTCTTTGTAATCAGAACCTGTAAACACAACCCCGAAGACACCTGTTTCTATTAGGAAACTATGTGACTCCTCTTTTATTTTTTCTAAGCTGATCTTTAAAGGTGAGTTGATGTAGTCTGTAGCATATATTTTATACTGACCTGCTCCGATCTCAGCGTTTGGGTCTTTAATACACGCACTATCTAAAAATAACCTAAATAATCGGCTTCCAATATTTCTTCGGTTTGTATTGTACATTTCAGACAATAGTAAAGTAGTCGCCACCTCATTCTTCTTTGGGTTTAGATATAGAGGCTCGATTATCGTGTTGAGTGTAGAACCCCCACTTGTAGAAGAAGACACTTGTCTTTCTTTGACAAGCATTAGAGGTGTTGCTCTAGTTGAGATAGTAATCAGAAAAGAGTTAGGCGGAGCTTTTATTTCTGGAAAAACAGGAGACTTTCTCACTGAAGGTAAGCTCCATTTTAAGAGTAGTCCTTCAGGTTGCTGATCTATGTCGATCTCCTTAGCGGTAAGCTCTGTTTTTAACCCAAACCTTGTTTTATAGAAGCTCGAAGAAATATTCACAGGTGGGGTATAGAAAGAAACAGACTCGATCTTAAAAAGTCGGCAGAATTTAATGATAGCGTTATAGGTTGCGATCCAATCATCTACGTCAGAAGACGCATATGCTGTAATCGTAAGCAACCCTGTAAGTTCAGAGAAATTAGGTCTGCCCAAATCTTTGGGGTTCGTAAGTTTTTCCGTGAGCTGTCTTTTAAAACGACTATACCCACCTTCAAACTTAGATATTTCTTTGAAAGAAGAAGCATCGTTCAATGCAGAATCTAAAGTAAAATAGAACCCCGCCTGTGAGAGGTCATTCAATATGGCTCTCAGAGAATCTATGATAGCTTGTATGAGTGCAATTAAAGGGTTCTTGATCCCTTGTAGAAAGGTGATCGCAAAATCTAGTATTTCTTGCAAGAACTGCTCAAAGCCTATGATGGTCTGAAAGAAACCATCAACACTTTCAGCCACAGGTCTGATAGTTTGGTCTATCCACTCATTGGCTTTTCTTGTGTCTATACCTGTCCATACCGGAGGGTTCTGTATAATATCAGCCATCTTTCTGCTCTCTTCTTCGTCTTGATTGAGCTTGTACTCTCTTTAGTTCAAGTTCAGACTTTTGGAGATTGCTGATTTCTGCTTGCAACTGTTTCTCAAGCAAAGCTTGTACGACCTTCAAATCAGATAGGAACTTGTTTGCGTCCCCTTCAAACTTTGGCTCAGAGTTTGGCTTTTTCCATTCACTGCTCATTGTAAGTCCTTTAATGCTTTCTGAGTCGGGTTAGAGAAATCTACACGAGACGCTTCAACTAAAGTCCCTTTCAGTCGGTTTACTCGGACGTTAATCCAAGAATACCGTATATCTCTCGCATCCATAAAGGAAATACCATTATTTAAGAGTGTTGTTATCCCAATGTTTTCATTAGGGCTAGTGTAGAAAGAGCCATACCCTTCTGCAAAAACCTTAATGTCTTCAGTTAAGAACCTACGGTCAAGAACAGACAGACACTCAAATGAAGTTACGAAAGGTACATCATTAGGTTGGTGATCAACCTCTCCTTCTATGCTGACTAATTCTTGATTGCTTGGGTGCGTAGGGTCTCCAAGACCAATCGTAGAAATATAATCTTCTGTTTCATATAAAGCCCATGTGGAAGGCTTGAGCCTTCCATAACTAAGCATCTTCTCAGCCCAAGAAAGAGTGCGTTCTCTTAGGAAGAGAACAGTATCTACTAAATCTTGATTAACTTCTTGTTTTCTACTGAAGACCTTATAAGTAAAAGGAGCGATAGAAAACTGAATGTTGTCGGGACTCGCATGTGAGCCATCAGAGATCATTCTCGTCTCCCTCAAGCCAGCTCCGTCTTCTCCTTTGATTGTAGGTATCAGATTATACTCAGCAGGTGAAAAGCCTGAATAGGTAGCCACAGGCTCTACGGAAATAGTGCTCGCATCTGTGTCCACAGAGACAACCTTATAGACACCACGGTTGTCGTCAAATGGGCTTGGGTCATTCGTATCATCATAAACGAGCGTACCTTCCTTCCCTATATCCCCACGTCTAGGTGCTCCATATTCAGAGATTGTACCTGAGAGTAATCCTTGAGGGTCTATAAGGATATAGTCTTCAGGCTCTACATTTGAGAAATCTTGGTTCGGGTCAGTAAGAAATAACTCTCCGTCTATTAAATCTACTTGTCCCGTTAGAGACGTGTATTTCTCCACCAAAGCTGTTTCAACAAAGCTGTTGTAGGACTGAAGCTGTGGGACAATGTGCTTCTTTATTTCTAGCTTAAACGTGTGGTTATCTATGACCGTAGGTACAACCCCGTTGATGTACTTACAAGTTAATGTGTCAGCGGCAAAATCTATAACCTTGAGGTACAAGACTTCTTCAGAGTTACTGTCAAAGACTTTAACGTAGTCTCCCTGCTTCACTACACCTTCATCCGTAAAGTCCCCAATTTGAGTAGCCGTACCATTATCGTCTAAAGCCTTTTCTCTGTCTACAGGAGAACTGACCAAAGTAATAAGATTTGGAGGTAGATTGTCTTTTGTAATACTCAGAACTGATCCGCATCTCTCTTCATAAAGAAGGTTAAGAGCTTTAAATGCTGAACTGAAGTTAAAGAATGCAGGGGTGAACCTTCTAAGCCTACGAACAGAGACTACAGAAGTCTCAGAATAACGACCAGCACCTGCATTTGTTGTAATGTCAGGTAACGTATTTCTCATACCATAGCTGAAAGCTGTTGAGAAATAATGTGTTTGATTATCTGTGTAATTGCGTGTCCCCATCGTAGGGAACATGTTGTCTGTATATATGCCTGCATCTACACTGTATTTCAGAGTGATCTGATCTCCTGCCAAAAGAAATATGGGTCTTGTCTGTAGGGTAGCGGTGTTGTCCAAGAATTCTACTAGGACGTATGAGTTTGGATGTAGAGGTATGCAGTTAGCAAAAATACCCTCAAAAGAAATATGAGTTAAGAATCCATCGGAGTCATACACAGGTGTGATGTTGTGAGTGGAGTCCCCAATCTCTCCAACCGCTCCTCCACCAAAGCCACTAGATATAGAGATGCTTTCAACATTTATTTCTACAGGTATTCTGCCTGAGTTAGAAAAACCTAAAGCCTCATAAGAAGAAATAGGTATTTTATTTATGCCTGTAATAGACTGACCTACAGAAAGTACGTCTTCGTGGTTGCCTGTAAAGGGAGAGGTACTTCCAAGATTTACAGATAACGATGGCTCGAACACCAAAGTAAAAGTGCTTGCGTCATAAGATACGACATCTAACACAATTGCAGAAGTTTCAAGCGTATCTTCAGAAATAGGAGGCAAGCTTCTAATGTTAGCTTCCGAAAGAACCACTCCTATTTTATCTCCGTTATTATCTTGCAAACTATGGTAGAAATCAGAAATGTCGCCGTTGAACACAATAGCGTTGTTTGCGAGATCGAGTGAAGAAATAGTAGGCAAGGCTTTTAATGCTCCGAACCCAAAGTTCAGAGTTTTAGGTTCATCTATTGCTTCTTCTCCCACAACATCTAAGACACGATACACACCTGCGTGGTGGCCTGTCTCTACAAAGGCAAGGTCTCCGCCCTTTATATTTGAAGTGTCTACAGATGTTTTGAGTAAATTGAGCTTAGAAGGGCTTAAAGAAATATCTGTACCATCATAGTCAATAAACCCTAACTCGCACTCACCGTTGAAAATAACCCCCTCACTTGAGCTATTCTTATAGACTTCTGATCCTGACCATACTGACATCTTCTTGTCTGCAAAGTTGACATAGTTATTTCCATGTCTCAAAGAATGTACGACATACTCGTTTTCATTTCTTATTCTTTTTAACAGGTATGGGACACCATTATTTAAGAATGAATGACTATTCATTCTTGTGAAGAATGGGCTAACAACCCCGTTCTTCACAAAATCTATCTCTATGTCATAGATGTATAACTCTGTGGGAGTTGTCTCCTCTGCAAACTGAAGAAACTGATTGGCGAAGTTGACGTTCATTTCTTTCAGAGAAACACGATCTGCCATTATTTCTAAAGTAAAGGTAGCTCCTTCTCCTGATTGTGATTGCCCATTTACATCTACATAGCTCCCATCAGAGAATAGTACGTCTGCCTTGTAATCTACTCCCGTACCGTCAACCCCCACAAAGTCGAAGTTCCCATTCATATTCAGAATACTATCTTGATCCCAAAAAGTGAAAACATCGAGTCCTTGGTCGAGTGTGTAGTAGGTGTAAAGTCCACCCCATTGTGAATTTGTCAGCAGAGGGTTCGGTATCTCAAAGGTGAAAGTATAGTCATTTACGAGAGTAAGATTAGAAATAAGTTGTCGTGCTCCTACTGAAGCAACATACCAAACACCTGACTCTCTTTGGAACTCAATCGAAAGACCTGACCCAATATCCTTCAACTTAAATCTATTTAAAAATGCACCTGCTGTACTGTCTTCTATAAATAGAAATAGTTCAGAGTATTTGATGCCTGTGCCATTAGAAGACAAGTTCATCGTGATGAGATAATTAGGGTTAAGGTTATCTTGTTTGAAAGAAATACCAATGCCTGTGTTTGTCTTATCTGCATGGAAATAATTCAACAAGTCATACTTGATGAGCTTACCTGCTTCTACAGGAGAAGTAAATCTAGGTGCGATCAAGCGATCTGTGTCAGTGTCTACTCCGCTTATTTCTACAAACCCCGTAGCCGAGTTGTTTGCTTCAAGGTCTACTACAAGCAAATCTCCGTTTCTAACGTCTACACTTGGGAGCGTGTTATCATCAGAGTAAGGCGTAAGAGACACATTAGAAATAATGTCACCTAAGTCAGTAGTCCCCTCCATCCTCAACTCATCGGGATAGACAAAAGCATCACCAACCTTAGAAGAAATAATCTTTCTAATTTCTCCTGCGATCTGTGGGAGCAAGTCTCTCTCAGAAGGTTCAGATAAATAAGGGATCGAAAAGTCTCCACTATCATTGTACTCTAAACCATCTAAAGCTGGGTATTTAAAAGGTTCTCTAAGTGAGGAACCAAACCCGACACGACCTTCTAAATTCATGAGAGGATCGGGTGTTACTTGATTTAAAAGCTCTTTTATACCCAAGCTATTAATCTCAAAAGGGTTCAAGAGATATACGTCATTCTCTGAAGGTAGAGTAATATCTAAGAACTCTCCTGTGTTCTGTCTTAAGCCAATATTTTCACCGACCTCGTAAGTTCTTCTTGTAGTAGAAGAGTCGTCAATGTTCTTCCTTAGAGACTCTATGAGAGTATCTCCTCTCTGAGGAGGGCGTTCTAAAAAGCTATTTCCAAAGCTAAACAAAGAAGAAGCGTTACCATTCAAAATAACAACACATCCTCCCCATATGGCTTCTATCGTTGCAAAGGTAGGCGAGTATATAGACAAACCCAAAGAGTTTTCGGAAGAAGCAATCTCTTGTGTGTTTACAATAGGAGAGAAGCCTTCTAAGGGTCTGCCTATTTCTACCTTATCCCCTACACTCAGACCTGAGTACTTCAGATTAAAGTTCCCTCGCTCTACTGTAGGGTATTTAATCGCATTTGGATTAGTGTCTTGCTCTGTTAAAGCATCTACGTCAGGATACCCTAGCTCCGTTATAGGGAAGGTGCTGAAATCCATCGCTGTCAAAATAAGAGCAGGCTTTCCAATGTATTCAGCAGGGTAGTCTGGTATTTCTACAAAACCTGTAGGGCTATAGTCCCAAACCCTAAACCTAGCAACCCTCTTACTAAGCTTAGAAATAGAAGAGACATTCTTAACAAGACCATATGCAGGGTTTTGAGTCCTACCTATAGCAGAGCCTTTTGTTACTACTTCTCTTGTTTTCGCAAATAGAGATTTGTCAGAAGGGTCTACTTGTACTTCATGTCCTGCTGTGTATCTTCCTATTTCTGAAGGTGAGAGTGTAGTCATAAACTGCACTTCTTCAGGGAACAAACGACTAACACGACTTGGCTCAAACATCCCCTCGTAAACAGGGATATGCTTTACCTCGTAAAAAGGAAGAGAAATAGAGTACTCAGTCTTCTCTCTAACTCCCGTCATCACAACGTCATCTATCTCGTTTTCAAGAAATACCATCTGATTTTTGATGGTATTCAAGCCTGCACCAAGGCTAGGCAAAGAACTCGAAGGAGTTAAAGGAGGGTTCGGTGAGTTGGCGTAGAACTCTAGTGTTAAATATCTAGGCTGTATTTCTCTCGTAATTGGGTCTTCTAACCCCGCACCTCCCCAAGTCCCACCAAAG